CAGTATATGTGTTGGTATTTGAGACACCCTTCAATATTGGTGTTACCGGATGACCAACTGTATTATTAACTAATGTGGGAAATTCAAATTCACTTGGTTCAAGACAATATACGTGTTTTGGTTTTTTTGATAAAATACTATACGTAAATGGTCCAACACTAGCACCAAAATCTAAAACAATATCACCTTCAGAAACTTCAAAAAACTTTTCATATATTTTATCAACAAATGTTTCTTGAGTTATTTGTTCTTTATGAAACAAACCTTCTTCACTTTGTCCCATCCATCCCCAATCAAAATTATTATAATCCATTATAGTAAATGTTGTATTTGATTAATAACCATTTCCGGTGTTATCGATTTATGACATTCAAATTGTTTTTCAGTTCCTTTATTAACAGGACACCAATTCCAATCACCTTTATCAAAGGTAAATTCAGGTTTATTCCAACATCCGTTACAAACAGAATGATTTACAATTCTAGTACAATTAAACATAAACTCATGTTCCTCATTTGTAAAGTTAGAAATCATTACAACTTGTTTACCTAACGCCCAAGCTAACCAAGATAAACCACTAGATAATCCGATAAAGAATTCGCTATGGTGAATTACATTCATTGTGTGATGAATTGAGGTGTTTTTAATCTTGTTTGCATTTTCAAACGGATTATCTTCTTTGGATACGTTTATTACTTTATATCCTAAATTATGAAGATAGTTAATTAGTGATTGCCATCCTTCTCTTGTCCAAAATTTACACCCTGCTGTTGAGTTAGTTGCTATGGTAACATATTTCTTTTGATAAGGTCTTGGGTGAATGGTGTTGTGTATATTAGGTTTAATCTCTTTAAATTCTAATCCTAATATGTTAGTAATTGTTTGTTGTAATGGTATTGTGTTTGGTAATACAGGTTCTTTATCTGTATTGTAGAACCATCCGATTGTGTACATAGCATAAAGATTATGTACGGTCGTTCCCGGTACAACAAACTCAATTTCAGGATATTCATTTTCAAATAAATGATTCCAAAATGTAGATACAATAACTTTACAATCGTGTTTCTTTTTAAATTCTAAAACATAAGGAATCCAAGCAATCGAGTCACCTAAAGATTTACTATCGAAAGATATGTAAACTCTTTTATTTGTTAAATCCATAGTGTTATCATAAATTACCTCATTATCTCGAGTAACAACTGCTCTCCATTTGGTGTAATAACTTCTATTTAATTTAACCCAATGATTTGGTTTTATGGTATTCTCATAATGACAAATACCTTCTTCATCAAAGAATTTAACATTGTAATCTTTGTCTCCAGTTCCTTTTATTTCTAAAAATGGTTCTTTAACAAAATGTTGGAATATTTGTACTTCATTATCTATCATGGTTTGTTTTTTAATTGGTTCGTTTAATATTTTTTGGTATAACTCGTAATTTTTTTCAGCAAATTCTTTTGTTCTATATGTTGGGAATTCGTAATAACTTTCATCTTTAATTAAATCTAAAAGTTGATTTTTCATGTCAAAAATATCACCTGACAATTGTGTTATATAAGGTGTAAACATATCCATATATTGAGGTAAGTTTCTTGCTAAAATTTTTAATCCATAAGAAATACCTTCTCTTAATACTAACGGATTACATTCCCAAGTTGAGTTAAACATCAATACATCAGCGGCACACATAAAATCACTAACATTATCTTTCTCCCCCCATACTTTAACGTTTGATGGTAAATCTTTCATAATTGGTATCCAATAATCTTGAAAGTTAGGTGCTTGATTCCCAATGAAATGGAATTCTAATTCAGGGTGAATACCCTCAACTAATTTTGCAATCTCAACACCTTCTTCTTGATTTTTACCTGGTGTCCATAATCCAACATTTATAATGTGAATTTTATTTGGGTCTAAACCTAATTTTTCTTTATTACTTTCTTTATCTATTACAATTGTAGGGTTATACGGAAATTCAATTACTTCACCATACGATGGCATATTCAAGAATGTTGATTCTTTATGAAATGGTGAACAATAAGCGTATGCTTCAGGATGAAACACTTTATCTTTTTCCGGTTGGAATACAACGTTATGACAAGTTTCCACTACTCTCCAAGTTCGGTCATTTTTATAAATGAAATTCATTAACTCATTTGATAATTTATTATGAGCATCAAAATCTTCAATCATTTCATCCAAGTGAATTATGTCAAAATAATTTTCCTCAATAATTTTCTTTAATTCGTTTTTATCTTCACCTAACGTCCAAAAATGTGATGGAGGTATTAATTTTTTAATTCTATTTTTTTGAACCACATAGTGGTCACTATGGTTAGAATATTCCACAACAAATAATTCCGTTTTATCTTTATAATATTCTAATAACGATTCGATTCGTTTTAATAGGAATGATGGCATCCCTCCGGTTGACAGATGTGGTGCCAAGAATAATACTTTAATTTTTTCTTTATTATGGTTTTTAATTTTTGATATTATTTTACCCATTTCTAAAATGTTCTTTTCTCCGTGAATAAATAACAAATCATCTTTCTTATTTGGAATCTTAATCCATAAACTTTCTTCACTAATATTGTAGTTTGAATAGATATTATCAATCAATTCTAAATTTCCGTTAGCGTAAATGTAAGGTAATCCATCAAATATTAATTTTTTCCACAATAACACATTTAGGATGGTCTCCTCATTATATGCCGCATAATATGGTATATTATTTAATACTTCAGGGTGAGAACACATTTGATACCATTCGTATAAAAAATCAATACATTTTTCATTTGCAACATAATAACCTGTTTGTCGGTATTTTTCTCTAACATACTGATTAACATTAAATAATTCACACGCCGGATGTTCCAACGTGGTTGACATATCATCTCTAGTCATAGCACCACCTCGTTCACCTACGTGTAGAAAATCATAAATCCCTTCAACAAAATAAGGGTAATCTTTATCATTATCGTATAAGTCAAAGATTCTATCAACATATGGTGTTGCAATTGAATCACAATCAATAAATGCAACCGTTTTAGTGTATTTAGATAAAACGTCTTTAGTGATTAATGGTTTTTGTATTAAGATGTTATAAATCGTTTTATTGGTTCTATTAATGTAAAAATTGTCACCCTCTTGAATGTATCTATCAGAATTATCATCAACTAATTCTACATTCCAATTTATGGTTGCAACATCTTTAATATCCACAACTTTATTAGAATTAATAAGATATAAGAAAATTGGTAAATCACTATATTCTCGGATTGATTTAATACACATCTTTGCAACATCCAAATAGTTTTCGGTTGCATATAATAGATATGATTTCTCAACCTTATCTTTTAAAATTAAAGGTTCTCTTTTTGAATACGAACTATCAATTAGATTATGATGATGTATTGTGGTTGACATATATTGTAACCCAATCTCGTTTTCTAATAAAAATTCTCTAACGGGTGAATCAACACTATTTTTCTTATGTTGAGATATAAGTTCAATAATTCCTTTACTATAAGCGATTGGACCTGTCAATCTTAACACAGAATATTTATCCGACCCACCAATATAATTTTTAATATTGTCTTTAACAATTTCAATTACCCTTTTTAAAAATGGGTGATTTGGTTTACAGATAATATGCCAATTTTGAAATTCGCCAAAATAATATTTTAATTCATCTGCCCAATCCAATCCTTCCCAATGAGTTAATAGATATTCATCGGTTGGTAATAAAACTTCTTCCAAAGGTTTAGTAGTACAACTTTTAATATCCAAATAAACACCACCAACTTTATACATTAAAAGGTATCTAAAAAAATCAGATTTAGCCGACCCATAATTTGGGTTAATACTTAAATAAAGATTAAGAGTTTCTTCATCATAATTTTCTTTAATAAATTCAACACAATCGTTATCGTTGTAGAATTTATACTCAAAAGTTGGATTCATATCTTTTAACCTTTGAACTACCTCACTTATTTCTGTTGGTAAATCATTAGTTTTATATGTTTGATGTATTACTCTCGGTATTAGAGGTTTCATTAATGTAATATCACTAATGTGTTTGATAATTTGATATTCAGGTAATTCCGATATTAATTTATCAATCTCAACTTTGTTTGACACACCATCGTGATATTCTAGTGTTATTTTGTTTGGGATTGGAAATGAATGTTCTTTACAATAGTTTAAAAAATCTCTGAAGATGATATGGTCGTGACCTTCAGTATCAATCTTTAGATAACCGATTGAACCAACATCATATCTTTTAATTAATGTTTCCCAACTAATTGTTGGAACTTTTTCAATAGTTACCAAACTATTGTATAATTCTTCACCTAATTCTTTAATAGCAAAAGGGTGAGGATTATTTATTGAGTTACTTCCTCTAACCCACCAAGGTAAGTTATTCTCTTCTATTTTAGAATCTTCAATATAGTACACATCGACTTCACCATCTGTTGTTGATAATGCCGCTTGGACTTTAATAATATTCTGTTTATCAGGTAATCTATTTATGTAATATTTTATAGGTTCAATACTAATACCGACAGTATTGTCATTGGAGGTTTCAATTAAAGTATCAAAATCTGACGTACCAATTTCAATAAAATCGTAATGGTTAATCTTTAACGACATATTTTTTTTTATTATAAAAATAATAAATTACTAATAAAGTTCCATAGTAAACTTTAATATTGTTAAGTATTTATGGTAAAATAATTCTAACTATATTTATTGTAATGCAAGTAATAGAAATAACCAGTTTAAACGGACACTCACCATTTGATATATCAATATGTGATTTAACATTAACGTATTGTTATGTGGTTGCAACCGGTGTTGTTTCTGTTCCTCCAACATTAGAACTTCCAATCCCTTCTCAATTAGAAGGTGCTAGTCAGGTTTTAGTTGTTGTGACTGATTCAATAGGGTGTGAAGAATTTTTATTAGAAAGTTGTCCATTACCACCAACACCAACTCCAACAACAACACCAACTCCGACTCCAACAATGGTTGTTGTTTGTAATTGTATATCATTTGAAAATACAACTTCGGGAACTTTAAACTTTAGTTTAACCCAATGTAATAACGTTGTGTTAAACAGTGTTATTCAATCAGGGACTACCTTATATTATTGCGGTAGATTACCTTCTGCTGATGTGGGGGTAAACATTCTGATTAATGAGGTGTGTGTTGATAATACTTGTGCACCAGTACCTACTGCAACACCAACAACTACTCCAACACAAACATTAGCACCTATTGTGGGGTATTTCCAAGATAGTTGTAACCCATCAAACACTTTTATAGTTTATAATATTCCTACATCTTATTCTCCATTGTCAGGGGTTTATTATGTTCAAAGTAGTGGATATGTTGGTTGTGTAACATCAATATCACCAATAACCTCAACGAATCAGTATTCATACATTTTATTAAATAGTCAACCGGATATTAATACTTGTCAAATTTTAAATCCTTGTCCTACACCTACACCAACACCTACACCAACGGCAACACCAACTGCGACTCCAACACCTACACCTACACCAACTGCGACTCCAACATCAACTCCAACGGCAACACCAACATCAACACCAACATCTACTCCGACATCCACACCAACACCGACTGCGACGCCAACATCAACTCCGACATCTACTCCGACATCTACACCTACACCAACGGCAACACCAACCTCAACTGCGACTCCAACACCTACTCCAACATCAATACCTACACCTGTTTTTGGAGTAGGGGATATGTTAGGTACATCTAATTCATCTCCATTTTTTAGAATATATGATGATACACTTGTTGAAATAAGTCAACTAACGTCTGTTGGCGTCACTACAAATTATGGAATAAATGCTTCCGATAATTACCAATACTCTATAGCGGCTGCAGGAGCAACTTCTCCTTTACAAGTAAAGATATCTTCAGATTATGGTAATTCTTACTCAACACCTATTGGGGTGGGTTCTGGTTTTATTGGGGAGACTTCAATATCTAAAAATGGACAATATATGTATGTTGAATCAGGAGGCACTCTTTTAAGAAGTGGTGATTTTGGAACAAGTTGGAGTCCTGCATCATTTCCTGTGGCTTTTACATTAATTATCCAATCTAGTGTATCGTGGGATGGTCAATATGTTATTATTGCAGGTTATGATTCAAGTTCATTAAAATATGTTTTACTATCTACAAATTATGGAATAACTTTTACAAATATAACATTAAATATTTTTCCTTCGCAATCAGCCGCAAATTCTAGTAATTTTCAAGGTGTTGCAGTATCAGGAAATGGATTATATATGATGTTAGTTTCAGCAGTTGGAAATAGTTACAGAAGTACTGATTTTGGTGCAACTTGGTCAATAATGAGTATTGTTAGTCAAGATTTTAATGAAGACCTTAAGTTAAGTTATGATGGAAGATATGGAATAGTAGGTGCTACTAATAATAGAGTTATTACCACAAATAATTTTGGTGTTAGTTGGACTACGAATACTTTTGGTAGTTCTATTATCAAAACAGATATATCTAATTCTGGACAATATATGCTTGGAACTACAATTGCGTTTCAAACTCAAATATCTTCTAACTATGGTGCTTCTTGGGTACTTTACAGTAGTAGTAATAAAAAATTTCTTTCTTTTATAAACTAACTAAAATCAATAAACTTATAATCTTAAAATTAGGTTAATAAATCCATCAACTTTTGTTTCATCCCCTTAATAAATTATTAAAATAATATTATTTATATTTGATTATAGATTATTATCTTTTGTGTAAAACAAGAGATAAATGAAAATATTTGTACAGATAGCCTCCTATCGTGACCCCCAGCTTATCCCGACACTTGATAGCATGATTGAAAATGCTAAAAGACCTAAAAACTTAAGAATAGGTATATGTCGTCAATATCACCCTGAAGATGGGTTTGATAATTTAGAAAAATTTAAAAAAGATAAACGATTTAGAGTTAAGGATGTTTTGTATTCCGACGCTAAAGGTGTTTGTTGGGCAAGAAATCAAGTACAACAATTATATGATGGTGAGGAGTATACACTTCAAATAGATTCTCATATGAGATTTGAAAAAGATTGGGATACTACCTTAATCAAAATGATTAAACAACTTCAAAAGAAAGGATTTAAGAAACCTTTGTTAACGGGGTATGTTTCATCATTTGACCCCGAGAATGACCCGGCAGGTAGAGTTAAAGAGCCGTGGAGAATGTCTTTTGATAGATTCATTCCTGAAGGTGCGGTATTCTTCTTACCTGAAACAATACCTGGTTGGGAAAAATTAAAACAACCAATCACTTCTCGTTTTTATTCTGCTCACATGGCATTCACATTAGGTCAATTTAGTGTGGAGGTTCAACACGACCCTGAATTTTATTTTCACGGGGAAGAAATATCAATTGCTGTTAGAGCATTCACTCACGGATATGATTTATTCCACCCACATAAGACCGTTATTTGGCACGAATATACTCGTAAGGGTAGAACCAAACAATGGGATGATGATAAAGAGTGGGGTAAAAAGAATGAGTTATCTCACAAAAAGAATAGACAGCTTTTTGGAATGGACGGTGAAGAAGTTACTATGGATTTTAGTAAGTATGGATTTGGAACTGAAAGAACATTAAAAGATTATGAAATTTATTCAGGTCTTAAATTTTCAAATAGAGCTGTCCAACAATATACTTTAGATAAAAAATACGCACCAAACCCTACCATATATGAGACGGAAGAAGAATGGTTATCAAGTTTTGCGAGTATTTTCAAACATTGTATCGATATCTCATTTAAACAAGTACCGGAAAAAGATTATGAATTTTGGGTTGTAGCATTTCATAATGAAAATGATGAAACTCTTTATAGAAAAGATGCCGATATTAATGAGATAAATGCTATGATGAAAGACCATGACGGATATTGTAAAGTTTGGAGAGATTTCCAAACAACATCAAAACCAAAATATTGGGTTGTATGGCCATATAGTACGTCAAAAGGTTGGCGTGATAGAATAACCGGTAATTTATAATAAAGTATGCTAAAACATTGTTTTTATATTAATTTAGAAAAAAGAACGGATAGGAAGTTATTTATAGAAAATCAATTAAATAAAAGTACTATTTTAAAAAATATTTATCAAAGGTTTGACGCAGTTGATGGGTCTACTATAAATCCAAGAACTTTAAAAGAAGGTATATTAAGTGAAAATGCAATCCAAGATATTTTAATGGATACAGTAACCGCTTGGGGATTATCAATGACTCAAGGTGGTTTGGGGGTTTTAATGAGTTATCTTAATTTATTTCAAAAAATATCAGAATTAGATTCTCCTGCAATAACTTTTGAAGATGATGTGGAAATTGATAATTCATTTGATGATAAATTAAAGATGATTTTATCTGAATTACCTAATGATTTTGATTATTGTTATTTAGGTCATGGTGATACTGATGTAGAAAAACATCCATTTAGTAAAAACTTATCTATACCTAAAGGTATTGTAACGTGTTTACCATCTTTAATAATATCCCCAAATGGTGCAAAAAAATTAATCGAAAAACTTACTAATATAGATAATCAAATTGATACCGCATTATATATTAGATTATCTGAATTCAATGTGTATGTTTCAAATGAAAGAATTGTAAAAGTTAAAAATGATTTTACAACAGATATACAAGGAAATAATAGTTGTAAAAAAAACTATAAAAAACAAAACTATATTTTTACAACTATTGCTCATGGTGAAACAGCTAATAAAAACGCGGTTAAATTGGCTTTTGATTTAAATTATTTTAAACAAAAAATATTAATAGTTACAGACCAAAAAGAATTCTATGATTCTTTAGATAATGTTATATTAGTAGATTATCCTAATAAAAAATTCTCATATAATGATAAATTAATTTGTTTTGAAGAGGGATTTAAATATGAAGATGCTGTTGTATATGTTGATTCTGATTGTAGATTATTTTTTAAAAATTATAAAAATTGTTACACCAATTTAATTAGAATAATTAAACCAGGATTTCACCCATCTTGGGATTGGGGATTAATATCAAGACCTTCCGGAGGTTTTTTTGAAAGTAAAGACATTACTAATAGGGTTGTGGGTTATGGTGAATTAGCGTTAAGTATATCCGAAAAATTAAATATCCCAATAAATGATGCTTATCACTATCAAGAAGGTGTTTTAATTGTTTCAAAAGAAGAAAATAAATGGAAAGTTTTTTTAGATACATGGAAAGAATTATCATCATCTTTAGATGCTCATGAAATGATTAATGGGGTGGATAAAATAGGTGTTGGTGAGGGTAATATTGTTGGTTTATGTGTAGCTAAAAGCGGACTTAAAATTAATTCACACAACATATCTAATAAACTTGGTGAAGATATTAAATATAACTTTTATGGTGGGTTTATTAGTGATTATATTAAAAATTTTCCTGATAGAAAAACAGTACAATTAAGTGAGGGTAAACTAATTTCAAAAAAGGTATCAGACATTCAATTTAAAGAACACAAGATAGATTTAAGTTATTCAATTTTTGAATTAAATGATAATCTATTTGTTTTAAATTTTAATTGGAATTTAAAAAATAATGTTGAGTTTTTAGACCATGAGTTTAAAATTAATGATGTTGTATATCACTTTAATAGTGAAAAAACAAATGAGTTATTTTTTGATAAAAAAGATAAAATTAAAATTTACCACACTTATGATTGGTATGGGGATAAAGATTGGACATTAATAGAGGAAATATGAGTAATTTTGCGTTTTGTACATTAACATATGGTGAAAAATATGTAACATTTGGAGATTCATTAATTAAACAAATAAATGATATGGGACATCATATTTTTGTAATGACTAATTCTCCGGAACATTATACACCAAATAATTTGTTAACAGTAATAGAATATACTAAACCATATTTTTCATTTCATGAAAAAAAAGTGGTGATGAAAGAATGTTTAAAATACTATGACACTGCAGTTTTTTTAGATGCTGATGTCTTTATTAAAGATACTGATAACATTGATTTTTTATCAGATATAAACTCTGGTCTACATATTTTTGCAACGTTTGGTAATATAGGGTTCACATATTGTTCAGACGATGTTAGTACTTGTGAAGTACAAGGTAGAAGAAATACTAAATATGGTCAAGAAGGTATTGATTTTGCGGAAAAAAATGGTTTTAAATTAAAAAAAGTGTTTCATGAAGGTCATCCTGAAGATTATATAGAACACTATTTGGAAGGTAAATGGATTATTAAAAAAGACAGAGGAACTGAAGAAAATTTTTTTAAAATATGGGATGACCTATCTGTGTTTACTGAAGAGTTTGATATTCGTCACAACTATTTAGAAACAATTGGTTCCGGTGAAGGCTCGTCTATGTCAATTGCCAGTTATAATAGTGGGATAACATGTAATGGTGTTAGTCCGTTATCTTCAAAAATAAATGAAATTTTTATTTCAAATTATGAAGAGAAACTTAATGGAACTAAACCATGGAATATCGCCGGATAATATAATACAAAAAACAATTAATTATGAATAAAAATTTTGAAGGATTAGAAATACACACACTAATATGTAATAGAGATATATTATTAGCAATAAATAATTTTAAATCATTACAGAAGTTTGAAGAATTTAAATCTCTTCCGGTCTATCTTCACGATGACGGGTCTTTAACTGATTCGGATATTGAATTATTATCAGATATAAGAAATGTAATAATAATTAAACGAGCGGATGCTGATAAAGAAATTGAACAATATATTAAGAATTATCCTAATTGTTTGAGTTACCGTCTTGGGAATAACCCAATAAATTTATGGCATAAAATTAAAACCTTTGATTATTTCTTTTTTTCTAAATCTAAAAAAATATTGGGTATGGATACCGACCTTCTTTTTATTAGAAGACCCGATAATGTTATTAATTTAATAAATACAAATACACCATTTTATTTTCCAGATTGTCAAAGTTCATATTGTTTTAATGAACCTAAAAGTGAAGTGTTAGTTCCTGAAAAAGTTAATACCGGACTTATTTATATACCATCTGAAGATTATTATAATATAAATTCTCTTGAATTTGCCCTAACTAACCTCATTGGAAAAGGTGTGAATTATTTTCCTTCATGGATTGAACAATCGGCATATGCTCATATGTTTTTAAAAGATGGTAGATACGTCCCATTAGACGAAGAAAAACATAGAATACCATATTTTCAAAATATAGACATCTCTAAAGTAGAATGTTTACATTTTGTAAGTTATCCGGCAGTTAGAGATACCTACAAATCTTATTTAGATTACATAGAAATGTCTCAAGGTGATGAAGTTTTTAATAAAAAATATTTTGTACAATTTAAAGGGGAAAATATTCCATTAAATATTAAAATGTACAAATTTGACAAATTTTTGAATGTTGAATTTTATTGGGGATTGGAAGAAACCGACCAACAGTTTCTTGACCATATTTTTAAAGTTAAGATGGGTGATGAGGAATTTATTCATAAATTTCAATCAAATAAAAATAGTTTTTTCATAATTAACATTAAACAACCTAATTTTGAATTATACCACACTTATGAATGGTATGGCGAAATTGACTGGGGTAAATTAGATGACATAACAATATTATAAAAATATTTATCATGAGTTTTTAAGAAAAGAAAGTTAATTTGTTTATTTTTGTAAATCAAAGTATTTATAAATAAAAACAATAGATGGATTTTTTTATAAAGAAAAACGCAACCTTACCGGTATTAAAATTACAAGTAGTTAAAGACGGAAGAAGTGACTATAATAAGTTTATGGATATGATTGAAGAATCTGCCATTTTCTTCTCAATGGTTGACGTAGAAACCGGTATTCCAAAAATAAGTTCAAGACCTGCGGGGTTTGTTGAAAAAACTTTTGTTGATTTAAATGCTGGTCCTGAATATTATATATATTATCAATTTACTCCGAGAGATACAAATAGAGTTGGTAGATACGCTGGTCAATTTATGTTAAGAAATTCAGATGGAGTTCTTATATTACCAATTAGGGAAGATTTATTTATAAATGTACAAGATTCGTTTATTGCAGACGATTTAGTTTACGATAGTTGTTATGTGTCAGAATTCCCTTGTTGTATCAATGGTCCTTATACTACAACAACAACTACAGAATGTTGTCCTTGTACGACAACTACTACCACAATTAATCATACTACAACTACAACAACAACAATTCCTGTATTATCTGAAGTTAATATGGGTTCAGGTATTTATGATGATATTGGTCATTTATTTATTGATTTTATTGCTGATGGTCCTCAACTAATTAAATGTATTGTTGAAGATTATGTATTGGCCCCTCCTTTTTATATAATTGGTGGTGAGAATTATTATATGTACACTCCACTACAAATAGGTGCAACAATTTATAGTGACCCTAATGGGCAAACCATATCATTAATTAACGATGGTAATTATGTTACTCAAATAAATGGGTATCAAATAATTTCAGTGTTTAATTCTGTTATTACCGGAATAGTTAATTTTAACAATTTACTTCCATGTCATTAATCTAAAATTGATTTATTAATTATTATCTTTTATATTTATAGAAACAAGACAAACCTGATTTAAAGTCAGTGCTAATATGTCATTCTAAAAAATATATTTATGGTAACACAAGAAGAAATTAAAGCATTCCTTGAGGGGAATGACCCTGAAGAGCACATCGTTGCTATCGAGTATGATTACGCGTCAGACGCTATCTACAAAATTAAAGAAATCCCTGGTCAGGGAAAGATAATCAAAAAAGACACATTTACGGCATTTGCTTGGGTTGGGGATTTAAGAGATTTGAATTTTTATTCAAAATCTAAAGACCAACAAAAAGAGGCGATGAAGAAACATGGTATCATCATTGAGAAATTAGAAACCAAAGGTAATGAGAGATTAGAAAAAGGTCTTAAGTTTATGGTTAAGTCAATGAAAGGGTATCGTTCACTTATCCAATTCTTCAGAGATGGTGGTGTAGACCCGTGGGGAGAAAAAACAAAAGGTAAATTAACGGTACTTCCACCGGTAGAACAATTCCTTATTTCAAGAGAAAAAAGATTATTCAAAGGATATGAAGAGTATAACGACATCACCCGACTCGGATTTGACTTGGAGACGACCGCTTTAGAACCTAAAGATGGTCGTATATTTATGATTGGAATCAAAACAAATAAAGGATATCAAAAAGTTATTGAGTGTGCCGACGAAGACCAAGAACGAAGAGGTTTGGTGGAGTTCTTCAACATTATTGACGAACTTAAACCATCTATCATCGGTGGATATAATTCAGCGAACTTTGACTGGTTTTGGATATTCGAGAGATGTAAAGCTCTTAACTTAGACATCAAAAAGATTGCTAAATCACTAAACCCGGCAAGACCTATATCTCAAAAGGATGGTATGTTAAAACTTGCTAATGAGGTGGAGAGATTCTCACAAACTCAATTATGGGGTTATAACATTATAGATATTATTCACTCCGTTCGTAGAGCTCAGGCGATTAATTCAAGTATTAAGTCAGCAGGTCTTAAATATATTACTCAATACATTAAAGCGGAAGCTCCCGACCGAGTTTATATTGACCACTTAGAAATTGGACCAATGTATGCTAAAAAAGAGGAGTATTGGTTAAATGTTGAAAATGGAAAATATAAGAAAGCCGACAATCCGGACTTTAATAACTTAGACACAAGATTTCCCGGAAAATATATTAAAGTAACAGGGGATAATGTTGTGGAGAGATATCTTGATGACGATTTAGAGGAAACGTTAACAGTGGATGATGAATTCAATCAGGGAACGTTTCTTTTAGCATCGATGGTACCAACAACCTATGAAAGAGTTTCGACTATGGGAACCGCAACTCTATGGAGAATGATTATGTTAGCTTGGTCATTCAAGAACAATTTGGCTATTCCCGCAAAAGAAGAGAAGACAGACTTCGTAGGAGGACTTTCAAGACTACTTAAGGTAGGTTACTCTACCAACGTACTAAAACTCGATTACTCTTCCCTATACCCATCTATTCAGTTAGTTCACGACGTGTTCCCTGAGTGTGATGTTATGGGTGGAATGAAAGGAATGTTAACTTATTTCCGTAACGCTCGTATTATGTATAAAAACTTGGCGTCTGAGTATAAGTCAACTGATTCTAAAAAATCACTTTCATATGATAGAAAACAATTACCATTAAAAATCTTTATTAACTCTATGTTTGGTGGATTATCGGCACCACACGTTTATGAGTGGGGCGAAATGAATAGTGGAGAAAGAATTACTTGTACCGGAAGACAATATCTTCGTCAGATGGTGAAATACTTTGTTAAGAGAGGATATACACCTTTGGTACTTGATACGGATGGTGTCAACTTTAGTTTACCTGAAGGCGGTGTTGAAGATAGAGTTTATATTGGAAAAGGATTAAATTGGTTAGTTAAAGAGGGTCAAGAATATAGAGGTTATTACGCAGACACCGCAGAATACAACGATTTGTTTATGAAAGGTGAGATGGGGTTAGATTGTGATGGAACTTGGGATTCTTGTATTAATTTAAGTAGAAAGAATTACGCAACAATGGAATCTAACGGTAAAATTAAATTAACCGGAAATTCAATTAAGTCTAAAAAATTGCCACTGTATATTGAGGTGTTTTTAGATAAAGGGGTGAGATTATTATTGGAAGGAAAAGGTCAGGAATTTGTTGAATGGTATTTTGAATATCACCAAAGAATATACGACCAACAAATACCATTAAAACAAATCGCTCAAAGAGCAAGAGTTAAATTGTCTGTCGAAGATTATAAGAAAAGATGTGGGATGAAAACTAAAGCTGGTTCGTTAATGAGTAGAATGGCTCATATGGAATTGGCCATCAAACACGATTTAAAAGTTTCATTAGGTGATGTAATTAGTTATGTTAATAATGGGGTTAAAGCGTCTCACGGGGATGTTCAAAAAATTACTAAAAACAATTATACTAAAAAAGCGTTAGATTTGTTTACATCAGTAAATGGTGTAGAACCCGAAGATAAATCTACCTCAACAATTCAACTTAATTGTTATATGTTAGACCAAACTGAAATAGAAAATAATCCTGATTTGACCGGAGAATATAATGTTCCAAGAGCAATCTCAACATTTAATAAAAAGGTTGAACCATTGTTGATTGTTTTCAATAAAGAATTAAGAGAAAGTTTGTTAATTGCTAACCCTGAAGAAAGAGGATTCTTTACTAAAACTCAGTGTGAGTTAATTGGTGGGGTTCCAAATAAAGAGGGTGACCAAGACACAATTGAGGACTTGTTAACAATAACCGACTTAGAATTAAAGTTTTGGGATAGAGTTGGTGTTAGTTCTGAATACATTTATGAGTTAGCGGAACCTGGTTGGGAAGAACATATTAATTAAAACAGAAAAGGTGTCGTATTCGACACCTTTTTTTATTCTAATTTTAAACCATCTGAGGAAACTATATACCAATTATTTTCTAACGAATAAAATTCGACACACGCACCTAAATCGATAAATATTTCATCGTAATATTCGTCTATTTTACCAAAACTTGGTCGGATATAAACTTTAGTAAATGCTTTAACAATTATACGTTCGGTCGTATTTGAGTCTAATGTAAGATGACAAGCCTCAACATCTTTTATAACGATTAATATTTCACCATTTGTTCTATATTCTAAGTTATTAATTATTTTTTTCATTGGGGTTGTTTTAGGTATCTCTATTTTAGTTTCTTCTATTTCGATTAAAGTGTTTCCTAAAAATCGTTTTTCGTTAATTGTTTTTCTTGTTAATCTATCAGATATTTTATTCATAAATTATATTACATAAATTTGTCTTGGCATTGCTCTAAACTTAAGTTGTTTATTTAAATTTTCCGCAAGTAAAGCTTCTCGTTCCATCATTTTTTCAGGTCGTAATCTTTCTAATCTTAACTTTAATTCTTCCTCAAGTTTTGTTTTTTCATCCTTACCTTCTGTTGCCAAAGTTGCGTAGTCCATTGTTAATTCACTATCAGGTGTTTTAATATTACCACTAAATTTACCTCTAACTCTTGATAATGTTTCTTTACAATAAGCAGTAAACCATCTTCTCACAAATTGTTGTGCGGGATTATTTAAATCAATCCAAGACATTGAATCAATTGGAACGTCTGATGGAAGTTTAATGATATCCGGATTGTTTTTTAAACAATTGTCTCTATCTGCCGGACCAACATCATAATACCAATACCAAACTTTACCTCTAGCCATTTGTTGATTACCAAAATCAAATTTACCACCGGGTGTATTCATTAAGTGAAGAGCTTTTTTACCTTCAGGTAACGCTGTTATTGTGTAAGTTAAATCTCCCGCAATAATTCTTCTTTGAATATTAATTTCTTGCATTCTCAATAACATGTCAAATGCTGGCATCATAAAATATGACCCTGACGCACCCATTTGAGCAAAACCTCCGGGTCCACCAAAACCACCACCACCTAAACCACCAAAAGTCCAGGGGTCAAATAATAACCCATTTAATTCTGAAGGTGTAAACCATAATACTTCATTTATCTCTCGGTTTGCGGGAATTTCGTATATTTGTTGGTTTGGTACTAATTGAACAAAGTCTTTTTTCAAAACCCAATCACCACCGGCTTGTAATCCGACAATTTTAGAGTATGCGTAAGTGTATCTTGTTTCCCAATCTAAACTTTTGGTTACAAAAGCTCTTGATAATGATTCTGTGTCCAAATTTAAATTGTACAATGAAGTCCATTGAGACTCAATTAACCAATCTTGTATATATTGAGAATAATCACCAATAGATAATTCTAATAAACTATCCATTTGTTCATCATCTAATTCAACACTCCTTAATGGTGCTCCTAAAAGATGTTTAATTCTTGTATATAATTTAGTTCTTTCTGGTTCCGGTATAATAGCTGTTTGATATGTAGCCCCTGTTAATATTCCCATAACGTTTTTATTTTATAAATATCAACTTAATGTATAAATCAGGTCTTCTTTAGGGAAAATATACTGACCACCCATTATTTTTGAGTGTTTATTATCAAAGACCAATACTTCTTTATTATTTCTAGTAAAAATTAACCAATCGGTTGAATATCTTTTAACATTTGCGGTTCCTAAAATCATAACAGAATTATCAATTTCTTTTTCCCCCGTAAAAGGTTTAATTTGTGCGGTTTTTTTAACTCCATCAATAATAACTTCACAATCAATACCACCAATCATATCTTCTTTACTACCAAGTTTACCAATGGCGTTAACATTTTTTTCACCAAATTGTTTTTTCAATATTTGAATTGTTCTATCTTCACGAGCTTGACCCCAACTATCCGTTTGAGTTAAAACTTTCATAAGATTTTGAAATGTTGAGGATTTTTGTGAAAAAATTCTAGACTTATATTCATCTAAAACATTAACAAGTTTTTTAACTTCACTAATTTGTTCAAAAGGTTTTAAACCAATAATTTTTATTTCGGGTTCATTTTTTGATTTTAAGACTTGATTAACATCGTTTAATAAGATACAAAAACAACTATAGTTTGTGTTTAATTTATTTAAAACAGAACGACCATCTTTTTCTAAATCATATACTCCGGCAACTTCTCCTTCACTATACTCATTATTTCCATAATAGTTATCAGGGAAGACTTCTTTCATCATTCGATTAATACCGTCTTTAAAAATTGTTTTAACTTTAGGGTTAATGTTAAACACCATTCTAATTGATTCGTTCATTTCCCTACTACATCTTTCCGATTTACCTTCAGATATAATAGATTTAAGTTTTTCAATTTCTATTTTTTTCATTTCATTAATGGAGGGTTTTTGATTACTAAGGTTTTCCACCGATTTAATCTTTTCTATAATGAGTTTAATTTTATTTTTAATATTTTTCATGTAGGCTTGTTTATTATGATAAATATCTAAACAACCGGATTATCCCCGATTGTTTATCTTATTCATAAGTTCTCCGATAAAATCTCCTCTTTCAGAGATGTTGTCCCCCATCACGGTTCCAATATTTTGTTTCTTTTGATTTACCATATCGTAGATGATTCCTTCTATTGAGTTATCAAATATTGGGTAGTAAACTGACACCGAATTTTTCTGTCCATATCTGTATGCTCGGTCTTCCGCTTGTGCTAAATCACCCGGAACAAATGATAGGTCATTAATGATTACAGCTTCGGCTGCGGTTAGTGTGATTCCAACACCAGCGGCTTTTACGTTTCCAACAAATACTTTAATCTTTTCGTTGTCTTGGAATTGGTCAACCGCATATTGTCGTTGAGGTTTTGATGTTGAACCATCTAATCTCACCGCTTGTTTTCCAAAATGGTCGGCAATTCTGTTTAATGTCTCAGTAAAGTTGGTAAAGATGATAACTTTTTTATCTTGTTCCAAAATATTCTCAGCTAATTCTATGGTATCTTTAATTTTTTCTTCAGCAATCACTTGACGAACCTTCATTAATTTACTGAACTGAACTGTTAGAGATGTTGACTCATCGGGGTTTTTATTGTACCAATCATAGTATTCTCCCATCAACCCTTCATAAAGTTTTGACTTTAACCTTAGATAAACCGGTGTAATAATTTTCTCAGGTAAATCTAAAACTTCCGTTTTTAATCTACGTAAAACTTGTCTTGATGTTCTGTCTCTCAATTCTTCTAAGTTAGAAGCTCCGGTTACGTTCCATATCTTACGAGTTCCCGCTGTGAATTGATAACCTTGACAATATCTAATAGCGTAAGCCATCCAATTCTGAGCCACCGGACTTTCAATAAGTGCCAATAGATTGAAATAATTCATCGGTCGGTTAGTCATCGGTGTTCCGGTTAATAACCACACTCTTTCACAACTTTTAGAGAAACTATTAACAAGTTTGGTTCTTGCTGCTTGTCCATTACTAACATAATGTGCCTCATCCAAAATAATTAAATCAAAGTTTCCTTGTGAGATTAAAGATTCTGTTTTACTTTTTAAATCATAGAAGTTTTTAAGAATATCGTAATTAATAATCACAAAATCGTGTTCTATTGAGAAATTCTTACCTTCGGAGATGTAAACACTTCTATCGGTGTAGTTCTCAATTTCTCTTTGCCAGTTAATCTTCAGAGATGCCGGACAAACTATTAGTATTTTCTTCGCACCTGTCTCTAAAGCAGCAATAATGGTTGCGGTAGTCTTACCCAATCCCATATCATCGGCAAGGATAAACCTTTTAGACCCAGCAAGTTTTTCAATAGCTTCTTTTTGATGTTCTAACGGTGGTCTATTGGAGTATTTTGAATAATCCACAACAATATTCTTTATTGTGTGTGTTTTAATCAAAGCTCCTTTTGGTAACCAAAAATCGTGGATTGTCTCGGATTCTAACACTTTTCCCCAAACATGATAGGATTTTTCTTTCTCAACTAATAACTTTTCCACCCATATCTGTTCAGGGATTTTAATTAATAATTTTTCATCAGCAATTTTTTTAGCGAAGTAAGGGTCTAAATCAACCCATCTTTTTGCAACCTTAGGAGTTACTTCATTAAAATTCATAATGTAGTCAGATTGTGCCCGAGTTGGGAAGAATCTTTTATTAGTTTCCTTTTGGTGTTTTAATTTTAGGATATAGTTATTCGCCCCCTGATAAGTTTCAAGGATAGATATTGCTCGTTGTTCTATTGTTAAATTAGAATTTTCAGATGTATTGTTTTCCAAATTTAATCTTTTAATAGAAATATAATAAATTATTTAATATTTATCAATATATGAGAATGGAACAAGAAACATTAGAAAGATTAATAAATAAAATGATAAAGCACATTAAACCTAATGGTGTGTCTGAACTTATTTATGAATTAAGACCTACTGATGATACTGGTGACGAATATTATATGAGGGTAACATATGTTGTCCCTGATGATAGCGAATATTTACGAAGTTCAAATATGAGAAATTCAGATTTTAATAGAAAATCATGGAACACTGAGATTACTAAAACAATAAAAGATTATTTTGATGTTAGAGTTATAATCAATGATTCAAGTATTCAATCGGAATCATATTACGAAAGACAAAAAAAATATCAAGATGAGCAGACAATTAGTACCAATTACACGAATAGGTAAGTTCTTCGGAGCGGAGGATTACGACTTAGACATCTCTATGGGGGAGGAATGGTTATATGGTGATATGAACTTTACGTTAGTACTATATAAGATAGATAGATTAAAAACTAAAACAGATGATGTTTATGGTGAGGTTATGACTGATGGTATTAAATATTTACCACCAATTGAAATTAAAGCTTATGTTCAAATACTCCCACCTGAGACCAAATATTTAGGTAACTCTAAAATTACTCAATCAGAACCTGGTAATATGAAATTCTCAATTTATGCCGCACAACTTAATGATTTGGGTATTCAAATTAATTATGGTGACTATATTGGTTATTATGAAACTGAAACCAAAGTTAGATATTATGTGGTTAGCGATGATGGAAGAATTAATTCAGATAATAAACACACATATGCCGGTTACAAACCATTTTATAAATCATATGTAGCGACTCCGGTAACGGAGAATGAATTTAGAGGATTATAATGAAAGTAATTATTACAGAAAATAAATTAAATTCAATTATAACAAATTGGTTAAATAAAAATTATAGTGATTTAGAAAGATTTAATCGTACTGAATTTAGAGAAATTTATTTATCCAAAAATGGATTGTTTAAAATTATGTATAATTTGAGAGGGAAACAATTATATATTGTTAATGAATTATGGGATTTTATTAGTGAGGTGTTTAGTTTAGATTATGAAGAAACGGGAAAAATTTTATTGAATTGGTGTAATAATAAATTTGGGTTTAGAGCAAAAGCCTTTTATAGAGTAAATGAAATATGAAAGTAATAATAACAGAGAATAGAGTATTTGAAACAATCTATAAATATTTGGATAAAACCTTTAACCCAAATGAAATGGATTGGGTTTATGGTATAGATGAAGATGATGACGATTCTGATATGGACAAATATAATGAGAATTTTTTAATTTTCTTTAAAGGTGATTGGCAAGGTGAATATGATTCAGATGTCGTTTTTCATTATTTTGATGTTGATTTCTATGATGAAAATGATGTTGCACAAAAACCTTTTAGAGAAAAAGCACCTGTTTTAGAGGTTATGGGTGAATATGGAGAAAATTTAGATACTATGTTTGGTAACCATTGGGAAGAACCAATGAAAAGATGGTTTGAAGATAATTTTAAATTACCGGTTAAAACCGTGTCAACATATTACAATTATGAAAATTATAATTAACGAAAATCAATATAGAAGAATATTTGAAAATTTTTCAGATGAAGAAGAAAATGATTACATAGGTAAAAAAGTTATGATTTATTATAACTTACATAAACAGACATTCTCAATTATCTATAAAGGATTAGTTGTTAATCATTGTGACTATGTTAAATTATCTGACGTTGAATTTAGAGTTAGACCGGGAGGTAGAGAAAAGGTTATAAAAGAAAAAAGAAAGAATGTTCATTCATTTGTGATTGGAACATTAATGGATTATTGTAAGTTCCCTTGTGAAAATTTACCAAGTGAACCTAATAATAATATTGTAACCTATAACCCTTACAAATATAATTCTTATGTTATGAAAGACACCGAAGAACCAATATACCGTGCCGGTGAAGTAGAAATGATAAATTCAAGAAACAAAATATTTATAACAAAACAATAAAATGGGTTTACCAAACAAAATAAAGAAAACAATTCCCTTAACGTTTCCAAAAACTCTATATCCACGAAGAGAAGAGTTGTTGGAGAAAATTAATAAAGACGGAACTTATTTACCTAAGTCCATTTTACATGCCGATTTGGATGGGGGAATGTTAAACTTTGTTCAGAATGAATTACAGACTATTGTGGATGGTAATGTTATACCATCAATTGATATTTTAATAACGGCTCAAAATTGGTCTCAATTTACTGAAACTTGGAATTTTCAAGATTTGGATTCTAATGTCTCACCCCCATTTATTACGGTTGTTAGAAATCCCGAAGTTAAATTTGGTACTAACCCTGCATTACTATATAACATACCAAATAGAAAACAATATTTTTATGCTCAAGTACCAACGTGGGATGGTAATAGAAATGGTATGGATATTTATAAAATACCTCAACCGGTACCTGTTGATATTACATATAGTGTTAAAATAATTTGTAATAGAATGAGAGAATTAAACGAGTTTAATAAAAATATTCTTGAAATGTTTTCCTCTCGTCAAGCATATACAACTATCAAAGGTCATTATATTCCAATCATCATGAATAACATTACTGATGAGTCAGTTATGAATATTGATAAAAGAAAATATTATATTCAAAGTTATGATTTTACAATGTTAGGATTCTTAATTGATGAAAATGAATTTGAAGTTGCTCCGGCGGTTTCAAGAGTTTTAACTGTTATTGAATTTGAAAAAGAATCGTTCATGCGTGGAAGAAGAAAAAATATTGCCGATGAATCTACATCAACAAATATTTTATTCGTTGTTGGAAATAATATTATTTCACAAGTTTTTGATTATACTGTTGATTTAAATTTAGGTGAAACAACTAATATAGATTCGTTTGATGTGTACATTAATAATCAATATTATGGGTCAGATTTGTATCAAATACAAATCAATACCAATGATGTTTTAAAAATTATAGTAGTTAAATCTAATGATACTCAAGAGGGTTCAATTGTGTTAGAAAACCAATTAGTTTAATTCTCGCCGTATATATCCTTCTTTTCTTTACAATTCTCAACAATCATTCTTTCTAAAAAACGATACATTTTGATACCCCTCTTTTCGCAATAGGTCTTTAGGACGTTATGAACCTCAATTGATATCTTTAGGTTCTTTATCTTTTTTTCGTTGTCTGCCATGGTAGAATAAAGGCAGAATTTATTCTACCTAATTTATAAATACTTCTTATGAAGTAAAGTATTTTGGTTTTTTTTATAATATTTATCAATAAAAATAAATTTACAAATAAAAAAGACAAACTAATGGCATCAAATCAAAAAGTATTCGTATCTCCCGGAGTATATACTTCTGAAGTTGATTTAAGTTTCGTAGCACAAAGTGTGGGAGTTACCACGTTGGGTATTGTGGGTGAGACCTTAAAAGGTCCCGCTTTCGAGCCTATCTTTATACGAAATTTTGATGAATTCACAAATTTCTTCGGTGGAACTTCTCCAGAAAAATTTATAAATACACAAATTCCAAAGTACGAAGCGGCTTATATTGCTAAATCATACTTACAACAATCTAACCAATTATTCGTAACAAGAGTGTTAGGATTATCTGGTTACGACGCAGGACCATCTTGGTCTATCACCACAAAAGCGAATGTTAACCCGACAACGGTTGATTTCTTTTGTGAAAGTGCAACTACAGTTAATTGTGTTACTGAATGTATAGACTTTAAAACTATAAACTATTCTGTTGAATTTTCAGCGTGTACTAATAGTATTAACACTGTTAGTTTTACAAACACATCTAGTTTACCATCTGAAATATCTTCAATTTTGTATGAACCTTACGAACAATTTGATGGTTCAATGTCAACATTGTTTGATGATATGTCAAGTCAAATTTTTGATATCGTTTCAACACCGGCTAAAGAAGACACTTCAATTAATTATTATGGTGCAATACCAACTAGTGTTTATTCGGGTTTAAGTTCAGTATATACTGGTGAAACTAATGTTTACGGAGTGGATAATGTAAGTTCAAATTTATGTAATTATTCAGCACCTCAAAATGACCCTTGGTATTACTCATTATTTGATAATGTTGGTAATGCTTCTTATACAGGATTTTCATTTTGGTCTGTTGTTACAGGATTAACATTGACACCAATAATTACAACAACAACATCAACTTCAACGACGACATCAACAACAAACCCTTGTACAACAACAACATCAACATCAACTACGTCAACAACAACAGCAAAACCTGTTAATTGTTATACAGGTACATTGATTGGGGTGATTTATATTTATTCGGGTACGGCATATACAGATTATGATGACTTAGTTGTTGCAACACTTCGTTCAAGAGGATTGTCAACATATGGTTTGGAAAATGGACCTGTTTATGAAGTTTCGGGTTTAACGGATGTTAGTTTAGATTGTACCGGGACATATTCAGGTGTAACTAAGAACCCATTTTCAACTTTTGGTGTTAATATTACAAGTAAAGATGGTGACCAATATTTCTTTGAAACATCATTATCAAATTCAGATTCAAAATATATTAGTAAAGTGTTTGGTTCAACTAACTTCTCAAAACCAAGAACAGTAGTTCCATTATTTGTTGAAGAAAGATTCCAAGCTTTATTAACGAATGCTTGGAGAATGGGTTATATTAGAGGTTTAAATTGTGAATTAACAGCTTTACCTGATGCTCGTCAATCGATTGACCCAACATCAATAGCTTTTTACTTAGAAAAATTCCAATCACCGGTTTCTCCGTGGGTTGTTTCAGAATTAAGAGGTAATAAAGTTTATAACTTATTTAAATTTACAACTATTGCAGATGGTGATTCAGCAAATATTGATATTAAAATATCAATTGCAAATATGTCATTTAACAATGGTACTTTTGATGTATTAATTAGAGATTTCTTTGATACTGATTCATCACCTGTTGTTCTTGAAAAATACACTAATTGTAGTATGAACCCTCAAGATAATTCATTTGTTGGTAAAAAAATTGGTAGTTTAGATGGAGAATATCCTTTATTGTCAAGTTATGTTATGGTTGAAATTAACGAGGATGCACCAATAGATGCTCTTCCTTGTGGATTCTTAGGATACGATTATAGAGAATATGCTGGTGTAAGACCACCATTCCCATTAATTAAATCTAAATATTATTATCCTGGTGAAGTAGTTTATAATCCACCGTTTGGGTTAGCTTCAGGAGCGGATGATTCAACAACAAGTGCTGGTGATAATGTAAGAAGAACTTATTTAGGTATTTCAGATACTGAAGGTATTGATGTTGATTTCTTCCAATATAAAGGAACTCAACTTCCTTTAGATATTTGTAATGATACTGAAGGTAATCCTTGGAATTTTAGAACAAGAGGTTTCCACATGGACAAAAACGCAAGTGGTATTACAATTCCAAATATATTTGTAACAAGTGGTACTCCGGCATTCTTTTGTGGTGACGCACCATTTACATCAGACCCTGATAGTGAACTTAACCCTTATTATAGAATTTACGCACGTAAATTCACATTCTTAGTAAAAGGTGGTTTTGATGGTTGGGATATCTATAGAGAATTTAGAACAAATAAAGATGAGTTTATGTTAGGTAGAAAAGGTTATTTAAATGGTTCCTGTCCTACTATCAAATATCCTACGGCATCAGGTTGGGGAGCATTTAAACAAATTATTGTTGCTGGTAACACTCAAGATTGGGCAAACACCGATTATTACGCTTATTTATTAGGTCAACAAACATTTGCGAATCCTGAGGCGGTAAACATCAATGTGTTTGTAACACCGGGTATTGATTATGTTAATAACTCTAATTTAGTTGAGAGTGCTATTGATATGATTGAATATAGTAGAGCGGATTCGTTGTACGTATGTACAACTCCTGACTACAATATGTATGTTCCGTCAACAGGTAATCAATTAGATTTTATTTACCCACAAGAAGCTGTAGATAATTTGGCAAATTCAGGTATTGACTCTAACTATACCGCTACTTATTACCCTTGGGTGTTAATGAGAGATACTGTTAACAATACTCAGATTTACTTACCGGCAACTGCTGAGGTAACAAGAAACTTAGCGTTAACGGATAATATTGCATTTCCTTGGTTCGCTGCGGCGGGTTACACAAGAGGTATCGTAAACGCTGTTAAAGCGAGAGTTAAATTGACACAAGAGAATAGAGATACTTTATATCAAGGTCGTTTAAATCCAATCGCAACGTTCTCTGATGTTGGAACTGTAATTTGGGGTAATAAAACTCTTCAAGTTAGACAATCAGCTCTTGACAGAATCAACGTAAGAAGATTATTACTTCAAGCACGTAAATTAATATCGGCAGTTTCTGTTAGATTATTATTTGAACAAAACGATGCTAAAGTAAGACAAGATTTCTTAGATTCTGTTAACCCAATATTAGACTCTATTAGAAGAGATAGAGGTCTTTATGATTTCCGTGTAACTGTTTCGTCTGACGCAGCTGATTTAGACAGAAATCAAATGACTGGTAAGATTTATATCAAACCAACCAAATCGTTAGAATTTATAGACATTACGTTCTATATTACTCCAACCGGAGCTTCTTTCGAGAATATATAATTAATAAAATTATGACCCATTGTAATAGTGGGTCATAATTAAGCCTTATAACAAAAATATGTTAAAAAATAAAATAATTGAAGGAATTGACGAGGAAGGTGCTCCGGATGAGAAGTATTACGCTTTTGATTGGGACGATAATATAGTTTCAATGCCAACTAAAATAATCTTAAAAGATGAAGATGGTGATGAGGTTGGAATGTCAACTGAAGATTTCGCAACTTATAGAGAAATTATAGGTAAGGAACCATTTGAATTTGATAAACACACCATTGTTGGATTTTCAGAAGACCCTTTTAGATATTTCGGGGTTAAAGGTGATAAACAATTTATTGTTGATTCTATGTTAGCAAAACCGGGACCGGCTTGGGCTGATTTTGTTGAAGCAATTAATAATGGGTCAATTTTTTCTATAGTTACTGCGAGAGGGCACACACCATCAGTATTAAAAGAGGCTTGTTATAATTATATTGTATCAAACCGTAATGGAATTAATTCAACTGAGTTAGTTAAAAATTTAGAAAAATATAGAGATTTAGCTGATGAAGAAAATGTTTCTAAAAAGGAGATGATTAGAGAATATTTAGATTTATGTAAATTTTATCCTGTAAGTTATGGAGAAGGTTCCGCAACAAATCCGGAAGAAGGGAAAATTAAAGCTTTAAAAGAATTTGTTCAATATGTTAAAGCAATGTCTCAACATATTCAAAAAAAGGCGTTCTTAAAAAATAAAATAAATAATTATTTTGTTCCTAAAGTAGGTTTTTCAGATGACGACATAAAAAATGTGGATGTAGTAAAGAAACATTTTGAGCAAGACCCAGAAAATATTATTAAAACTTATTCAACAGCAGGAGGAATAAAAAAAGAATATTAAATACTTATAATAAAATAGAATTAAATAAAAAAAAACTAGTTAAAAAAAAACTAGTATTAAATAAACTAGACTGGATTATAATTATAATAAATTAAATTCTAAAAGTCAAGATAAATATTTTTTAAATAGAGATATTTATTAAATAAAGATAAATAAAATAAAATTAAAAACAATTTGAAATGGCTGATTTATTAATGAAAATGCCCATACCTTACGAACCTAAAAGACAAAATAGGTTTATTCTACGTTTTCCTTCAACATTAGGAATTAATGAATGGTTCGTAGAATCGGCAGCAAGACCACATATAACAATTAATCCTGTTGCGATTCCATTTTTAAACACTGAAACATATGTTGCAGGTCGTTTTACATGGGGTACAATTAACGTTAAATTTCGTGACCCAATTGGTCCGTCAGCGTCACAAGCTCTTATGGAGTGGGTACGTTTATGTGCTGAATCAGTTACCGGACGTATGGGATATGCTGCGGGATATAAAAAGAATATTGACCTTGAAATGTTGGACCCAACAGGTGTTGTTGTGGAAAAATGGATATTAGAAGGGACTTTCTTATCTGATGTTAATTTTGACGCTTTAGGGTATAGTCAAGATGCTTTAGCAACTATTTCTACAACATTACGTATGGATAGATGTATATTAGTTTACTAAAATAATATTTTATATTTAAATTTAAGAATCCACATATCAAAAATATGTGGATTTTTTATTAACTATTTATAAAAAAAAGTATACAATTATTATTTATAATAAAAACAAATTTATATGGATGAGAGTTTAATTAATGCAGGAACAGAAAATTTCACATTACCACATGATGTGGTATCATTACCTAGTGGTGGAATTTTTTATAAATCTAAAAGAAAATCGGTTAAAATCGGTTACTTAACAGCGTCTGATGAAAATTATTTAATTGGTGCGCTAGCGGGTAAAGAAAATGTGGTATTAACTTTATTACGTAATAAATTATATGAACATGATTTACGTCCTGAAGAACTACTTGATGGTGATGTTGAAGCTATTTTGATATTTTTAAGAAATACTTCGTTTGGCGCTGAATACACAGTTAATTTAACTGACCCACAAACTAACAAATTATTTACTCATACTGTTATATTGGATGAGTTAAATATTAAAAAAACCCAAAATCAACCGGATGAAAATGGATTTTTCTTAACTAAATTACCTAAAACAGGTATTACTGTTAAATTAAGACCAACAACTTTCTATGATACTATTGAGTTAGATAAAATGGTTGAACAATATCCTGCAGGAAGACAGGCACCAAGAATTACTTGGAAATTACAAAAACAAATTGTTGAAATTGATGGGGATAACGATAGAGGTAAAATAGCTATGTTTGTAGATACTTTACCAATTATGGACTCTAAATACATAAGAACTTTTTTAAGGGAGAATGAACCGTCATTGGACCTTAAGAGAACAGCAAACGCCCCGTCAGGAGAACTGGTATCTTTCGAGATAACCTTTGGGGTGGAGTTTTTTCGGCCTTTCTTTTAACTATCGGCAACTTCTAATTGAGGAATATTACTTGATGGCTAAATTTATAAGGACTTCTTATAATGATTTCAACGAGATGCCCACTTATGTTAGAAAATTTTTAATAAACAGAATAATAGAAGATAATACACCAAAGACGTAAATTAAAATATGTCTTTGGTGTATTTATTTATAAAAGAAATTTAATATGCAAGATGCTGGAAGTAATTTAGAGGCTAGTGAAAAAAAAGGTAAGGATATTCTTAAGTCGTTAGGAGATGCTTTAGAAAGTAATTTTAGTGTTGATGCGGTTGGTAAGGTTGTTGCACAACTAGATGCGGGGTCAAGTGAACTTTTAAAACAATTTGGTCTTGGTCAACAAATGGCTCAAACATTAAGTGCAACAATGGCGGATGCAGTTAGTAGTGTTAGAGTTTTAGGTGGTGATATCAAAGATGTAATTGAGACTCAAAAAGAGGCGTCATCAGCTTTAGGTAGAAATGTTGTGTTATCTGCTGAAGTAAATAAAGACCTTTACGCAACAATGAAAGTTACTGGTGAACAAATTGGTCCATTAGTTAAAGGATTTAAAGATGCGGGATATGGTGCGGGACAAGTCGCTAAGGAAATGAAAAATGTTGTGGATATTGCTGCTCAATCAGGTGTTAATGCACAAAAAGTGTCTTCAGCTGTTTTACAAAATATGGACTCTCTTAGTAAATATAATTTTGAAGGTGGTGTATCAGGTTTAGCAAAAATGGCGGCACAAGCGGCTATGTTAAGAATTGATATGAAAACAACGTTAGGTTTTGCTGAAAAAGTTTTTGACCCTGAAGGTGCTATTGAAATGGCGGCAGCTATGCAAAGATTAGGTGTTACTCAAAGTAGTTTACTTGACCCGTTAAAATTAATGGACTTAGCTCAGAATGACCCCGCTGAATTACAAAATCAAATGGCGGAGATGGGTAAATCATTTACTCAATTAAATGAAAAAGGTCAATTTGAAATTATGCCGGGAGCAAAACGTCAAATGAGGGAGTTAGAGAAGGCGATGGGATTACCCGCAGGTGAATTGGCAAAAATGTCTTTGGCAAGTGCGGAGTTAGAGGATAAAATGAGTAAAATTCGTTTTCCTGAGTTACCTGAGTTAGACGAAGATAAGCAAAAGATGATAGCCAATATGGCTGAAATGGGTGCTGGTGGTAAATATGAGGTACAAGTAACTGACCCAACAACAGGAAAAACAGTTGCAAAGGCTATTGATGATTTAGGTAAAGAAGATATTAAAAACCTTGAAAAAATGGCTAATACCGCTCCAAAAACTATGGAGGAGTTGGCTAAAGAACAATTGAGTACTTTGGAATCTATTGCTGCCGATATTAAATCATTAGCTGATAAACCGGGATTAGCTCTCGCCGGTAGTAAAAGTATGACTGGTGTTCAAAAATATACTAGAGCAGCAACAACAAGTGCAAGAAAAGTTCTATCACCAAAAGAATTAGACTCAAAAAATCTTAGAGGGACAATTGATACAGGGATTGATAGAAGTTTAGACACTCTTAAAAGATTAACAGATGGTGAAATAACAGCTGCTGAGGCTAGAAAGGAAGTTGGGGAAAATTTATCAAAGTTAAATACATTGATTAAATCAGCATTTCAAACAGGAATGAATACCGCTAAAGAAGAACAAGAAAAGTTAAATAAAGATTTTCCTAATGTTGCCCGAATGGAACAATTGATGAAAAATGATTTAAGAGCCACCTCTAGTGCTAAAAAACAATCATCGGATGCTAATCCAACAAATGTTAAAAGAGATATTAGTAATGTTAGAAATACGTCAACAATGTCGACTAATGAACAACAAAGTTCAAATAGTAATACAACAAAAACACCAATTGAAATCACTTTAAATCATAATGTTGATTTAAAGACTAATGGTAATGTAGATACTAATCAAATTGTTATGGCACTTAAGAATACGGATGTTCAACAAGGTATTGTTATGGCGATAAAAGAGGGAATGTTTAGTAATGGTTTATTGGCTCCAACGGCAAACAAAACACAGTTAATGAACTCTAATTTAAGTTCAACATTAACAACATAAAATAAAGTACAATCTATTTATAGATAAATTAGAATATATGGCAGAGAGTTCATTATCATTTGCGTCCACGTCTTCCTTTAGAAATTCTCTAATGGCGAAAAACTTGGCACCTTATAGTGTTCAAGGAGTGTACACCCCACCGGCAAATCAAGTTAATTACGAAACCATTTTAGGTGTAAGTAATGTTATTGATTCACCAGGTGAGTTAATAACGAATGACCCATATGGTAATTTATTATATCCATTAAACGAATATGGACCTAATGGTGGGTATAATTTAGAAATTAATTTTAACGGACCTCCTTTACCTGTAAATTCAAATCAGGGGGAATATAACCCCAACGACACAGCGTTAGACTTACTTAATGAATTTTTTATTGATGCTGCTTATATTCAAAATGGGTATGGACCGTCGGGTGGTTATAATGATTTAGTTATTATAACAGATGTTGAAAATAACAATAAGATATATCAACCTTATTGGGAACCACCAAGTTTTGCTCCATCAACTTATTCGCCTTATAATATTTTATTATCAAATAATCCTATTGGAAGTAATGGGTTGCTATCTCAGGATTCTTTTATTGCGAGATTTGGAGCTCTTGAATTAAATTCGTTATTGAAAAAAAGAATTGATGCTGAATTATTTCAAAACACATTAGGTCAAATAAATTTACAATCTCTACAAGACCCGTTTGAGATTAGTATGATGTTGTCAGGTCAACAACCTTTAATTTATAAAAATTGGAAGATTACAGTGCCTGAAAACCCTGTTGTTGCCGCTGCCGACTTCTTAACAAGATTGGCGGGTGCTTATTGGCCAGTTTCATTAATACCGGGAGATTATTTCAATGATAATAACGAAAATAGTCAAACACAACAAACATCAAATGCTTTAAGTACTGTTAATCAATTAACAGGTGGTTTATTAGGTCCAATATTAAATCTTAGTAGAGGTGGTTCACAAATATTTTTAGCCAACACAGGTAACGGACAAAGGTCAGTTTTATTTGCAAATATTAATTATAATAGATATCAACCATCATACGATAAAGATTATGGTTTATTATTTGGGGTTGCTCAAGGTCTTGTTAATTTATTAGTTCCAAATATTAATCCGGGTAATGGTACATTAGTTGGAGGTTATTATGTTGGTAATAGAACATCTGAACCTTCTTACATTACATCACCCCCAAATCAAATACCGGTTAACGCATTTGGTCAACAAGACCCTTCACCTGTATATGGTCCATCAGAGATGGGTATTTTATATGAAGGTAATGAATCAACACTTAACAATTTTGGTTTAGGAGGTAAGTCCTATAGTGACGGTGGGGGTATTGACGGAGGATTTGTTTGGGTATCTCCAAAATATAAAGCCAATGCTGGATTCAGAGCGATACCGGGTGGTGGTTCCGGAACTATGGATGAGGACTATCAATTGGTTAGTGGAAACATCACTAGAGATGAATCAACAAACATTGAATTTAAATCAACATCAATATTAGACCAAACTCAAAGATTAATTGATTCGGCTGATAGTGTTACGGGTATTGCTCGATTGAAACACGTTGGTAACGCAATGAATCAGATTAGTAAGGTATTCAATGATGGTTATAAAGAAATTACTAAAGGTTCTCAAGTTTTATCGTATACTGATAATACAACAGGTGGGGCTGCCGGTATTGAATATTGTAGAGTTTTCACAAAAGATAATCCTTATTACGCATATAATGATTTACAAAAAACAGATGGTATAACTACATCAGGTAGAAGATTTACTCATTCTGTTTTGGATAACACATATAATTTGAATATTACTCCATTAAGAAATCCGGGCTCAACAAACATTATTGCGAATAATGTTAATGGAACGGGGGGATATGCTAAAAAATATATGTTCTCAATTGAGAATTTAGCTTGGAGAACATCAAGTAGACCTGGATTTACTTATGATGAATTACCTGTTTGTGAGAAAGGTCCAAATGGTGGTAGAGTTATGTGGTTTCCTCCGTATGATTTAAAGTTTTCAGATAGTAGTACTGCTAATTGGAATGATACTTCTTTCTTAGGTAGACCTGAACCAATTTACACATATAAAAATACAAGTAGAACAGGGAGTTTAAGTTGGAAGATTATTGTTGATAGTCCATCTGTAATGAATGCTGTTGTGGAAAAACAATTAAAAGGACAAAATAAAGAAAGGATTAATTCAATTATTGATTCATTTTTTGCTGGTTGTGTTAAGTATGATATTTATGAATTGGCGTTAAAATTTAATACTATACCAACAAAGGATTTATATACGTATCAAGAGATTTTAAGTAAACCAAATTTAACGAATGAAGAATTAAAAAGTGTAAGTGCTAGTATTCCAAGAGAAAATTCTGTAACTCAAGGAGGTGCGGGAACGCCTGGTGATGCAACAAATAGTACGACAAATCCGGATACTTCAATTGACGATTTCAAAAAGAATTATTCTCAGTTAGCGTTTTATTTTGATAATGATATTCCTGACCCAAACTCAAAAGGTGTTGTTTCTTCAGTTCCTTATAATGAAACATATGAAACATATACTAGTGACGGAAATATTAAAACATATGTTGATACTGCAAGCGCAATTTTTAATGTTGGTGTTACTAATAGAAATGTTGGGGAGTTCTTTACTAATATTGTTAAGGATAATTATAAAAAAATTGCACTTAATGATAAAAACTTCATTGTTGACGCTTATAACATATTAAAAGAAAAAAAAGGTACTATAAATATTCAGATGGTTGGTTCAGCATCAGCAACTGCTAGTGTACCGTATAACACAAATTTATCTAAACGAAGAAATGATTCGGTTATCCAATTTTTGAAAGAGTATAAAATAGGTGAAGCTAATTTAGCACCATTTTTTGAAAATGGAACTTTACAAATTACATTACAAAGTGGTGAAGGTGAAAAAATATCTATTCCTCAAAGTGAGTCTGGTACGGGAACGCAAGTTGAATGTACTAAAAATGTTGTATCATCATCGGGTACAGATGTTTCTAACAAAAAAGCTGAGACATATTCAACAGATGCTATGGCATGTAGAAGAGTTAAAATTAATAGTATTGCAATTGCACCAATTGCTCCAACAACTATAGTAAAACCACCTGAAAAGGCGGAAATAATAACGCCTGAAGTGACCAATACAACAATTAATACGATTAAACCTGTTCAGACAGTTACAATTGAACAAAAATTAAAAGAAGGTATTGGGAAAAGAATTATTAGACAATTATTAACTGAATGTGACTATTTTGATGTTATTAAAGAAACTAATCCTATGGTATATGGGTCTATAGCGGATAAAATTAAATTTTTCAATCCCGCTTTTCACTCTATGACACCTGAAGGTTTAAATTCTAGACTTACATTTTTAAATCAATGTGTTAGACCTGGTGAAACAATTCCTGTGATAGGCGCGGACGGTAAACCAAAATATAATGATGCGGTTAATACTTCATTTGGAGCGCCACCGGTATTAGTATTGAGAATTGGGGATTTCTATAACGGAAAAATAATTCCAAAAACAATATCATTTACATATGAACCATTATTGTTGGATATGAATCCGGAAGGAATTGGTATTCAACCGATGTTAGCTAACGTAAATTTAAGTTTTGATATGATTGGTGGTATGGGACTTGCTAGACCTGTCGAACAATTACAAAACGCGTTGTCATTTAATTTCTACGCAAATACTGAAATTTATGATGAAAGGGCTAAATGGACAGAAGATACTTCAGCGTTAGATGCTACATTAATCCAATCAATATTAAATGCTCAACCACCGGTTACTGTTAATAATGTTCAAAATGAAATTACTAATGATGGTGGAAATACTATTGGTGACATATTAACTAACATTCCGGTTACTAGTGGTCAAACAGGGGAAATTACCTATATGAGTATTATGGATAAAATATTAGATGCTACGAAAGAATATTATACAAATGTTTTAAATCAAAGTGATAGTATTGTGAAATCATACAATTATGGTGTGTGGCAATTAATAACTCAGGATAGATTGTATACTTCGGGAGAAATAAGTTTAAATTCTAGTAGTATATTAGCTCCAATTTATGGAAAACCGGAAGGTGTTGAAACTAAAGTGGATTCATTATTTAGTACATTTATATCAGATATTAATGCTGATAATCCAACTAATCAAAATTATATAATATCAAGATTAGTGGGTTATAAATTTACAGATGCGACAATTCAACGAGTTAAAACAAATATGAATCAATATATTACCACATTAAAAGGGGGTTATAGTAGTGGTTTATTCACTAAAATTCAAGAAATTGTAATATTAGAACAAAGTATGGTTCAAATTATTAGAAAAATAAATTTAGTAACAACTAAAACGGATGGTAAAATTTTAGACACCGGGATTCCTCGTGTTTATACTATTTCAGGTACAACCGAAGTTAATACCGCTAGTCTTGGGTCTCCATTAGACACATATCAAGAATTGTGTGATGACTATCGTTTAGTTGGTATTAGATTAGACGATTTTAATGTGTTAATGGATGCTGAAAAAATAATTACAACAGTTACTGTACCATATGAAGGTCCTGGTGAATTTGAACCAATTTCAAAAGATTTTGCAACAGCGTCAGTTCAGGATAAAAGACAATTTATGGTAATGGCTCAAATATTTAATGATAAAAATAAATTAACACAATTTAAGAATGCTATCATTAGCGGAGAATTAAAAAGTGATAATAAATTAGTTAGAAAATTTAATAATATTTGTGATGATTTTGCCGATTTAACTAAAAAAGAATTAATTGCTGAAGAAAAATTTATTAAAACGATTAAAGGAAAAGAATCTTATTTAAAATTTGTAAATCAACCGGCTTATCCTAAAGGTAAATTGAGAAAGTTTACTTATACTACGGTTCCTGACCCTGCAACTGAAACACAACAAAAAACAGATATTGCTAATTTATATAAAACTGTAAATGTTAATAATGATAAATTAACGTTTGATGGTAAAATAAAATTTGATTAATTATGGGTACTAAAGATTATTATAATAGATACAATAATTTTATCGTTAATGGACAACAAACAGTTGTACCATATATTGCTCTGCCAAGTAAATCTACAGACAAAAGATATATTTTTAAAGTTGCTCAATCTAGATTAGATAAAGTTTCTCAACAATATTATGGTAGTCCTTTCTTTAGTTGGTTAATATTACAAGCAAATCCACTATATGCTGGTCAAGAGTGGAATATCCCCGATGGGGCTATCTTGACAATACCCTATCCTTTAATAGCGTCTTTACAGGATTACAACAATGACCTAGAAAATTACTTCTTTTATTATGGTAGATAAATCGGAAAATATATTAGTTGAGTTTGATTATAATAACATATCAATCATTGACCCAAATAAAGTTATAGATAATGACGGAAAAGTACAAGAACGATATGTTAAGCAGGAAAATTTAGTAATGTATGCTAATTTGGAGTGTAAAGTTTTACCTCGTACCAAATTAGCACTTGGTGTTGCAAATAACGACCAAGTACAAACAGTTTCAATAGCCACTATTAATTTTTTAAAACCGGGTGATAAAACATTTCTAGATAATTCGTATACAGATGAATTAACCGGTAAAGATACGATAAAAGGTAATGGTGTAAATCAACCAAAACTAACATCAGTTTCAAACCCAAATAAAAGTAGCGATTTTTACATTAGACAAACTATTAATTCAGGGGGTAAACAAGCCTCAGTTGATAATGGATTGTTGGGTATTACATCAATTAATATTAGACAAGGTTTAGATTTTTTACCTTCAATCACTATTGAATTAGAAGATGTTAAAGGTAGAGCCATGTTTGAGGCGGGTGATAATTCACCATACGCCGCATTTTTTAATTTACCATATCCAATGTTTCAATTAACAATAAAAGGGTTTTATGGTAAAGCGGTTAAATTAAAATTAATGTTACAAACATTTTCAACTAGATATGACACATCTAATGGAAATTTTAAAATTAAATTACAATTTTTTACTTACAAATATACATTGTTAAGTGAGGTACCTATGGCGGCATTAATTGCTGTCCCACATATGTATCAATCTAGAGTTAATATACAAACAGTTAAAGGGGGTTCTAGTAATTTTTCAAACGTCCAAGATTCTATTGTTTCAAGAGGGTATCAAAAAGTTAGAGAGTTATATAGTGAATATAAATCAAAAGGTATGATACCTGATGATTTTCCTGAAATTACTGTTGTACAAATGAAAAATAGGATTGAAAATTTTATTAAAAATATTTTATCTTCATTTTCACAACAAAATTTAGACCCATTAACTTATGTTGAAGAATATCAAAGATTGTTGGGTAATTTAGATAAGGATGTTTATGCCGGTGCCGGAACTTCATGGTTTTATACATATATGGATACTGAAAATTATTTAGTTATGAAAGGTGTTAATGGTGTTAATGGAATTACTGAAGGTAGTAAGGTGTATACATTTAAACCTGAAATAAATACTGCTACAAAAAGAGATGCCGCTTTGGCTAAACTACAAGGTATTATTAGTGAAGCTCAAGAAAAAATGGATAAAAATCCTGTTTGTGGTGTTAATGGTAAATATACCATTGATGGTAAAACAAATACTGATTCAAAAGTACCATTTAAAATTAAACCAAGTATATTTCCCGTAGAACCAAAAGAAAACGATGTTAATGTTGAAGAAACCTATCGTCAAAGAAAAAAATTATCAACACAACCAACACCATTACAACTTCAGGAATTTAAAAATCAACTAGCAACTGAAGGAATTTTTAATTCATTAGTGATAGTAAATAAAAAAGGTTCTGAAGAAAAAAAATTCCTATTTTATATATTTGAGGGTAAAGATAGATTTGAAGATTTAATTAATCAAATGGCTACACTTGTTAAAAAAGCTAAAGAAAATATTCAAGAAGAATTAACAGAGGCTTTAACTAATTTATTACAAAAGAAAGATAATGGTATTGGATTTGTTCCAAATATTAGAAATGTATTGGCGGTTATTTTTGCAAATGGTGAAGCATTCCTAAGATTAATGGATGATGTTCATGTACAAGCTTGGAATTTAAATGATACACAAATTAAAGCCAGAAGAAACTCAATTTTAAATCCTGAAACAGCAAATGCTTCTGTAGATAATTTAACATCTGGTGATAATAAAACATTACCAATATATCCTTGGCCTCAAATGTTGACAGCGACTTCAGGTAAAGATGGTCGTGAAAAATTTGAATTAACTTATCCGGGAGATAAAAATGTTATAAGTCAAACTAAAGCGTATTTAACAGATTTATGGCCTGAAGTTGAATTTGTTGAAGAATTTATTAGAGCAACAACTCAAACAGTAAAACCACCGGCTGACCCGACAGAAACCTCAAATCCTGTAACCGACATTCAAAGAGTTTCGTTAGACGCAATTGAATTTCCAATTAGTAATGCTGTTTATGATAATAAAGAAGAAATTAAATATTTTTATGAAATATTTGAAAGAATATTTTTAACATCTAACTACTCAGGTTTATTAAGAAGTAATGGTAATACTCAGGATGCGGATAAAGTAACAGACGTTATCGCTGAAGCAGAAAGTATTAATATTATTCAAAGTTTATCAAATGATAATCCTTTTATTATTAAAAAATTAAAAGAGTTTGGTGTTAATGCGGGTAATTTTGAAATTTTGATGAGACATATCTCAAATGATGGAACAGGTGAGAGTTGGCAGAACTTTATTAGAGGTATCTTTAATACATCATATATTAAAAACAAAGTTAATAATTCTAGTTTTGAATTTTTAAGTCAAAATTTATTAAATGAATCTAAATCACAACCATTAGTTTCTTTACCGGGTGAAAAAAATATTAATGATTTTATATCAAATTCAACATCAAGTAATGTTTTTAATTTAACTGACACATATCCATTTACAAATTTTGCTTGGGTTAAAAGTGAGTTGGCGAATGGTAATTCAATTTCTGATATTAAATCATCGTATAATACAACAAAAGTGTTAACGTATAATACTAATAAAAAAATAATATCTAATTTTTTAGATATTACTAATGATGATAATAGAAGACCTTTTACTAACTTTTTATTTAATAATATTAAATCCCCAATTTATTATTTTGATTTAAAATTATTTTATGAAAATAGAAGTTTTGATTCTCAATTACCGACAGAAGGTAATTTAAGATATTTAAATTATTCAGGATTGGTGTCAAGTAACCAAACTGTGTCAATGTTAAACACTCCATATTTTACTAATTCAATTCAAGAAGGTGTTAAAAATTTTAGAAATGGGAGTGAATATCCATTTGTGGCGTCAGCTTATTTGTTTTTAAATAGTTTACCATTATCAACGCTTAGAGAAAAGTACAAAACTTATGAGACAAATTCCGTAACGGATTTAGACTATATTTTTGCAACGCTTAAAAAATTTGGTGCGGTACATAAATTACCATATGCTTGGATATTAAAAATTGGTTCTGTTTGGAACCGATATAAAAATTTTGTTGAGACAGGTGTTGATATTATTGATACATCGTGGTCCGGATTTAGTTATGTGCATAATTATGACCCTGTTACAAATTCTGCATCTAGAAATTATGGGTTAACAATTAACGGAGCTCAAATGGATATTGTATTAGAAAAAAATACAACATTAGGTCTTGAGACATCATCATTAATGAATACCGGATTTTACCCATTATTGATTAATGATTTTAATGTGTTTTATCAAGGGTTCCAAATTTATTCAGGTTATACCGATACCGATATTCAAAATGGGTTTAGTTCAGGTGTTACATTAAATTATGTGCCTGAAGCGATTATTAATATGCCAGAAGGGTTTGACCCGAATAATCCAAAAAGAGATTTAAGGGTTATTCCCTGGTCAGTTTATATTACAACATTAGATAAAACTTCATCATATATTATCCCATCACAAGGTGCTTTAATAAATCAGACAAGTAATGAATGTATTACTGAGGAAACAAATCAATTAAAATATGAGATAACTGGAAATACGGCAATGTATAATGGTTCTGTTAGATTATTTTGGTCGGCGCCTAACTATGGGTATTTTGATATTACTAAAGTTGTAAAACCAACACCTCTAAAATATTTAAAACAAGTTTTTAATCTTACCGGAAATACTAAACAAGAAAATTTTTCTATTAATGGAAAACAAGATGATTACACAGAAATTAGTGAAATGTTCTCAGTATTTGAAAAAGAAATTTTAGATAGTTTTGAGTCAGAATTTTTAAATTTTTCAAAATCAATTTATGATTTTGATAGTGAGTTTATATCAAACAGTGATACAGAAAGTACAAAATCCTTTAAGAATTTTCAAATGTTAATGAGAAATTTAATGAAAATACCTAAAATAACTGGTACGACAATAAATACTGAATTAGTTTCGGCTGTCCAAGAATCTCAATTAACTGTTTTATCTAACCTTTTACAATCATTTTTAAATTATGACGTGGTTTTTAAATATGGTAATCCGGCAAGTTTTGATAAAAGATTATTTTATACTTTTTCAAATGGGTTGATTGCTGACCCATATACGTGGAGTAAATACTCATTTCAAATACCAACTCCATTGCCGACATCAGGTGGTACAGTTACACTATCTCAATCTATTACTAACTATCCAAACGAATGGAAGGCGTTACAATTATATGTAGGGTTTTCAGAGATACCTCAATTACGTTATAGTAATAATGGTTCTTATATAACTGATTTCTTTGTTGATTGTAATATAGATTTTAGTGTTGATAATATTAAAACTTTTGCACCAATTATTAAAATTTATGCGACTCAAAAATTAAATGATAATACTTTAACATATAATAAATTTGTTAAATTAATGAATGAGTATATTGCGAGTACGGATAAATTTCAAAGTATTATTATTAATAAATTAATGCCTAAATTACAAAAACAATTACCGGATGTTGGTAGTACACCAGACGCTGTTTTGGCAACAGCTTTAGAAGGTCCTCAAACAAAATTAGAATATTGGGAATCATTTAAAGCATTAAATGATAAATGGATTGCGGGAAATGATTTTAAAACTAAGACACTTTTTGAAGATATTTTATTGATGGATAGAGCAAATAGAAATATTGGGGATAAAGTGTTAGTAGATATTCATAAATTGAAAAAAACGTTGACAAATATAAATCCTAAAACAAGTATGTTGATTTTTGTCCAAGATATTTTAGTAACAAATAATTTTGTTGTTATGAATATACCGTCTTATGTTAATTTTTATAATGTACAAGATGCCGTTAAAAATCCTGTACCAAAACCGGAAGGGACTATTGATTTTGCGAATACAATGTTTGGAACATTTTTAAATGTTGATTATAGAAATTCTTCGGCTAAAATGGTTTGTTTTTATGCTGGAAAACCAAGTGAACAACCGGATTTTAAAAATAATGCTAACGTAAGATTTAAAGGGGATTCCTTTGATTTAAGAAGAGCGAGTGATAATCCATTAATTGAAGACCAAATAGGTAAACAAGATTGGGATAAATCTAATAAAGTTGTTGGGTTTAATGTTGATGTGGGACCACAAAATCAATCAATTTTTCATGGGTTCCAAATAGACCAAAGTGCGGGGCAAGCAACTGCGGAGTCATTACAACAAACAGATGAATTAGTTAAACAATCGTCAGGTAAAGCGGCTGGTACTCAAAATGTTTCATTATATAACTTATATAAAAATAGAAGTTATGCTTGTACTGTATCTATGATGGGTAATGCAATGATTCAACCAACAATGTATTTTAATTTAAGACATGTACCAATGTTTAGTGGGGCATATATGATTCAGGAAGTTAATCATAGTATTGGTCCGGGAACATTTGAGACAGTTTTTAAAGGTATTAGGCAATCCATTTCAAATTTACCGGAAATTGATAGTTACATCCAAACATTAAAAACTAATTTATTAACGTCTATTATTGAGAAAAACAAACAAGATAAACAAGCGGCGATAAAAGAAAGTGGTACAAAAGGAACTGATGTTATTAGTCAAGCTAATGACAAGGTTAAACAAGCATCATCTAAAGAAGCTAATAGTGTGTCAACTAATCCAAATTGTAAACCAAAAATAAGTAATTATGAAAAATATGTTAATGTTAGTTCTCCAACAACAACTAAATCTAAATATAAAGATGCTATCAGTACAATTATAGTTCAAACTCAAGACCAAAAATTAAGGTATTTAGTTTTTGCGGCGATTTATTTAGGTTCGTCAAATGGAACTGAATTAGAAACAAAAGAAAATAACTATTCAGGTGTTAATTTATTACAAAATTGGGGTGCCACAGGAGAATCGTACTTTAATCAACAATATTATTGTATTTCAAGTGATGAGCCTTATTCAATTTTTTCAGATTTATCAAAACACGTTACCTTTTTAATTCAAAGATGGAAAGGTAGAGTTACACAATTACCTGAAATAACTGCTAAAGAGATTACTAAATTTTATACATTATATTTTTCGGCAAATGCTGAAAATATTGATGTTTATAACAAATTGGTTAAAGATAATCCGAGTCAATTAAGTCAGATGGAAACTAGTGTTCAACAATCTATTGACCTATTTAAAACCGGTAGTGGAAATGTAAGTGGGACGCCACCACCAAATACACCACCAACTACAAATAGTAATGAGGCACTTTTTGAAAATGCTAAAAAATTTAATACGGATTCGTTAGATAATCTTGTAATAAAAAATGATGTTCTTAGTGGTAGTTTTGAGGTTGGCAATCAAGATGAATTATTAACCCAAGACTATCCCGCTAAATTATATATTTCAGGAGGAATGAATAATGTGCAAATTGGTGCTTTTACAATAAAACCGACAACTAATAAAAATGTTGGAACATTTGTTTCTGTTACTAATATTAATGAAATTTTAGAAACGGCTAGAAATGACAAAACATATGAATTTACGCTTATAATTAAAATTAATGCGTTTCCGGATATTAGGTATGGATATTCAAGAGTTCTTTTACCAATTAGTTGTCCGGATGAAGATTATAAATATGGTCAAATAGTTGAGGTGGGTAAATGGGAGGCAATTAAAGATAATATTTGTTGTAATTGTTATAGTGAACCATATACAGGTTCAGAGATTATTTGGGACGGAAAACCGTGTTCAAGAAACGGAACAACATGTTAAATTAAATTTTTTCAAAATAAAAGATATTTATAAATAAAAGATTATGAACACGAAATTAATATTAGACAACTATTTAGGTAAAAATACCAGAAGTACCGAAAAAGATTTGGGAGATGGTTCTAAACAAGTATGTGATTTAGATACTGGTGACTGTTATACTATCAGAATGAAAGATGGTTTAATAGAAAGAGTTGATAACACATTAAATAAAAATAAAAAAATTCAAGTTGAAACTTTAACAGGTGTAAAACAACTATTAAACGGTTAATAACATGAAAAAAATAGACAATCAGATTTTAGAGGAAATCGCCAGATATAATTCAATTAATAATTATATTGTAGAACAAGACGCTACGTTACCCCCACCACCTGGTGAGGTTGACCCAAATGCTGCACCGGCTCCTGAAACGGCTCCACCGGCAGACCCAAATGCGGGTATGGCTCCACCAACTGCTCCTGCAGGTCCACAACCTGTGGATGTTGCGACTGACCCTGATGTTGAAAAAATTGGTGCAGATGAAAAATCTGAATCAAAAACTGAAGAAATGGACATCACTGATTTAGTAAAGTCACAGAAAAAAGTGGAAGAAAAACAGGAAGAATATTTTACTAACTTATTCCAACATTTAACGGATTTAGAATCTAAATTAGGAGAAATGGATGGAATCATGACTAAATTAAATGATTTAGAGGCTAAAGTTGAAAAATACCGAGAAAAAACGCCACAAGAAAGATTAGAGTTAAGAACATTGGATTCAGGTCCTTTTAATCAAAAACTAAGTCAATTCTTTGATGACAAGGAAGAAGATATGGAAAAATCGGGAAAAAATGAATATATTTTAACTCAAGATGAAGTTGAAGAATATTCTCCAAATGAAATCAAGAAAACCTTCAGAAATTTTGAAGATGAAACAAAACCATTTAAGCAACTAAGATAATTAAAATGGTCTCCGGACCATTTTTTTTTACAAAACAATTTGACAAACACACGGCTGACACTTATACTTTTATAAACCTTTAAATATTTTAAACACTATGGCGACAAATTCATTAGACGCAGTTTTGGCTCAATATGAGCAAGCAAAACAAGGTAGTACTTCTTCTACCTCAAAATTCACACAAGAAGAAAGAATGAAAAAATACTTCGCGGCAATCCTTATGGATAAGGAAACTCAAGGTCAGCGAAGATTACGAATCTTACCAACAAACGATGGTTCTTCACCATTTAAAGTGGTTTATTATCACGAGATTCAAGTAGACGGAAAATTCCAAAAATTTTATGACCCAGGAAAAAACGACAACGAACGTTCTCCTTTGACTGAAGTTTATGAGGAACTTCGTTCAACAGGAAAAGAGGAAGATAAAAAATTGGCATCAAATTACTTGGCTCGTAAATTCTATATCGTAAAAGTTATCGATAGAGATAACGAAGCGGACGGAGTTAAATTTTGGAGATTTAAATCTAACTACAAGAATGAAGGCATTTTCGACAAAATTATCCCAATCTACAGAAACAAGGGAGATATTGCTGACCCTGAAACAGGTAGAGACCTTATTCTTGAATTAACTAAGGCAAAAACACCAAAAGGGGCTTATTACACCGTAATTCAAACAGTAATGTATGATGATGCGGCTCCGGTTCACGAAGACAAAGTATTGGCTGATTCTTGGATTAACGATGAGTTAACTTGGGAAGATGTTTACTCTAAAAAACCGGTTGAGTACTTAGAAGCTATCGCAAGAGGTGAAACTCCAAAATGGAATACTGATAAAGGAGGTTACGATTATGGTAACTCTGATTCAGGTGAAATATCGTTTGGTGGTTCTAAACCATCTGCTCCGATTGACCCACAAGCGGGTGCTGAAGAGGACGATGATATGCCGTTCTAATCAAATAACTTAGACATAAATATAGGGCACTAAGACATACTTAGTGTCCTACTTGTCTACAAAAACTAAAAAATTAAATTAACATAGATATATGGCGATTAAAAAGAAAACATTCTCGTTAGAGGATATAAAGGGTAAATTCTCTACAAAAACAAAATACAAACCTGAAAGTTTCTATAACTGCGGTGAAGCTTTTATGGATGCTTGTGGTTTACCCGGACCTGTAATGGGGGGTATTAATATGTTCTTGGGTCATTCCAATTCTTCAAAAACAACGGCAATGATATTAGCGGCAGTTGATGCTCAAAAAAAGGGTCATCTACCTGTGTTTATAATAACAGAAAAGAAATGGAGTTGGGAACATGCCGTTGAATTGGGTTTACAGGCTGAACAAAATGAAAATGGTGAGTGGGATGGTCAATTTATCTTTAATGATAGTTTTGAAACAATTGAACAGTCAACTGATTTTATAAATGATATACTTGATGCTCAAGAAAAAGGGGAGTTACCTTATAGTGTTCCTTTTTTCTTTGATAGTATTGGTAGCATCCCCTGTCAAATGACATTTGACGGAAAAGGTGGAGGAATGCACAATGCTAAAGTTCTTGCGGATAAAATAGGTATGGGTATTCATTCTAGAATTTCAAAATCTAAAAAAGAGGACTATCCTTACTATAACACTTTAACTGTTATTGTACAACCTTGGGTTGAATTACCTGACTCACCTTTCGGCCAAGCGACTATAAAACCTAAAGGGGGAAATGCGTTATATCTTGCGGCTTCTTTGGTGTTTTTATTTGGTAATCAAAAAAATGCTGGTGTTAGTCATATTACCGCAACTAAAAATGGGAGAACCATATCTTACGCGGTCAGAACAAAAGTGTCTATATTAAAAAATCACGTAAATGGTATTGCTTATAAAGATGGTAAAATTATTGCTGTACCTCAAGGATATATTGCGGACACAAAAGAGGCTTTGGAGAAATATAAAAAACAATATTCTAGTTATTGGGGAGCAATCCTTAGTGGTACAGGTGAATTGGTGTTAGATGAGATAGGTGAAGATGATTCTGACGAATAAAAAAAAGTTGTAATAATTCTACTTTTTTATAATTTGTAGATATTTATTAGTATGGGAAGAAAGAAAAAAGAAGAAATTGAAAAAAAAGTTAAAATTGGTGTTTCGGTTGACCCCGAATTACCACAATACTTTAAGGATAAATCTATAAATTTATCTTCCCTTGTTAATAAATTATTAAAAGAATATATTAAAAATGGAAACTAAAGTTTGTAGTAAGTGTAATCTTAAAAAAGAATTGTCTAATTTTAGAAAAAGAAAAGATTCTAAAGATGGGTTTAGAACTGAATGTAAACAATGTTCTTATTTAGTTTGGAAAAAATATAGGGATAATAACGATGAAAAAATAAAAGACCAAAAAAGAAAAGAATATGTTGATAACCGGGAAAAAATATTATTAAAAGTTAAAAATTACCGAGAAGAAAATATTGATGTTATTAGGATAAAAGATAATGATAGGTCAAAAAAAAGATACCAAAAAGACCCAAACAGGTATAAAATATATTATGAGAAGAATAAAGAAAATATTTTAACTTATAAAAAAGAATGGTCAGAAAAAAATAAGGAGAAAGTTAAAGTAAAAAGAAATCTTTATCATTCTTTAAGATTAAAGAATGATGTTATTTTTCGATTAAAATGTGTGATGAGGTCTAGACTTTTATCGTTTCTTAAAACCCGAAACATCACCAAAAAAAACAAAACTTTTGATATTGTAGGTTGTTCCCCCCAATTTCTAAAAGAACATTTAGAAACCCAATTTACTGATGGTATGAGTTGGGACAACCGGAGTGAGTGGCATATTGACCACATCATTCCACTATCATCGGCAAAAACAGAAGACGAACTTTATAAGTTGTGTCATTATGAAAATCTCCAACCACTATGGGCGGAAGATAATTTGAAAAAGAGTAACAAAATTTTATAGTAACGAATACAAACAAACCAAGTGACTAAAACACTATTAGTGGATGGAAACAATCTACTTAAGATTGGATTTTGTGGGGTTAAAGACTTTTACCACAACGGAAAACACATAGGAGGATTATGGCATTTTATCAATACAATTAGACGTTTTATAGACGAACAAAATTTTGATAAGGTTGTTGTTATGTGGGATGGAGATAATAATTCATCCGCCCGAAAACTTATTTACCCCCAATATAAAGAAAAACGACGTATAACCGAAGATTTCAAAGATGAATCTTTTGAAGAACAGAAAGAGAGAATCAAACAATACTTGGAGGAATGTTATATAAGACAAATCAACGTAGATAATAACGAAGGCGACGATTTGATTGCTTATTATTGCCAAATCTCGGAGAACGAACAAAAAACCATCTATTCGGGGGATAAAGACCTAACCCAACTAATATCAGACAAGGTATCGGTATTTTATCCAAGAACTAAAGAAACTTATCATTTAGGTAGTAAAATCAAATGTGAATTTTACGAATTTCCACACGAAAACATTAAAACTTATAAGATATTGTCAGGAGATAAATCGGACAATATTGATGGGATATATGGGTTGGGTGAAAAGACACTTATAAAGTTTTTTCCTGAGCTACTTGAAAAACCGGTTTCATTTACCGATATTTTAGAAAAGGCGGAAATCCTTCTGAAAGAGAACAAGGATAACAAGACCTTACAAAATTTGTTATCTGGTAAAACTAAAAGTGGTGTTTATGGTGATGAATATTTTGTGATTAACGAAAAAATCATAAATTTATCAAACCCTCTAATTAGTGATGATGCTAAGGAACTTGTTGAATTGTATTATAAAGAAACCTTAGACCCTGATGGAAGGGGTCATAGGGGTCTTATTAAAATGATGATGGAAGACGGTTTTTTTAAGTATCTACCAAAGGGAGATGATGCGTGGGTAAACTTTGTTAGACCCTTTATGAAACTAACAAGAAAAGAAAAAAGAAATTATAAAAACAATTAATTAAAACTATGAAAGACCAAGAATCGGTAAAATTAGAATTCTTAATGATGGTAAATGATAACATCATTGTACAAAGATTTTTTAACGTGAGAGAGTTCAACAATGAGGCGAAATATTCGTTAGAACTTTATGAATTACTTCGTGAATTTAAAGACGATATTCAAACACAATTATCATTGAAAACCGTAACATATATGACAGACAATATGTACGAAATTGTGAACAATCCTGCTATTTTGGAAACGTCTTATACTGACGGTCCGGAGTACTTTAACATCTTCATCAAACAAAATGATGTGACAATTTGTCATAGACAGGTGGATGCTAAAGTATACCCTCCAAAGATAAGATATACTGTGGATGTACGCCCACACCTAAAAAACTTGTTGATGAACTTAACTGACATTTTTTCATCAAAAGATTTAACCAAAAAATATTTAGAAGTTAACCTAAGTGTATAGTATTTATTAATACACTAAAAGAAAAAATATGGCGTCAAACAAAAATTTCGAGTATCTGGGGAGTACCTTTCAGATACAATTATTAAACCAAATCATTATCGACAAAGACTTCTCAAGGTCTATTATAGATGTGATTGAAACAAGTTATTTTGAGAATAAATACTTCAAATTAATCATTCAAATGATTAAAGAATATTACACAAAATACGAACACACACCAACCTTTGACACATTAGAACAAATTACAAAATCTGAGATACAACAACCTCTAGCGGCTAAAATCATTATTGATACCCTTACAAAAGTTAAGGAGTCCACGCTTGAAGGTGCTGAATTTGTACAAGAAAAATCGATGAAGTTCTGTAAGCAACAGGAGTTACAGAAAGTAATGGTTAAAGCTCAAAAAATCATCGACACCGGTGAATTTGAGAGTTATGACACATTAGAGGAAATGGTTAGTAAGGCATTACAAGTTGGGGAACACGATAAGGGAACGGAAAGTGTTTTTAGTAACTTAGATGATGTTCTAAACGAAGATTATCGTCATCCGATACCGATGGGTATTCCGGGTATAGATAGACTCTTAAAAGGGGGGTTGGCTAAGGGTGAAATCGGTGTTATTTTAGCACCAACAGGGGTAGGTAAATCTACCTTACTTACAAAAATTGCAAATCACGCATTTAATTTGGGGTATAACGTTTTACAAATATTCTTTGAGGATAACCCAAAGATTATCCAACGTAAACACATTACATTATGGACAAAGATTCATCCGGATGAATTGTCGATAAAAAAAGAAGAGGTTATGATTAAAGTTCAAGAAATTAAGGAGAAAATGCCTAATGAATTGATACTTAAAAAATTACCCTCTGATACAATAACAATGATGCAGATTAAGAATCAAATCAGAAAAATGATTTCAGAAGGAATCAAAATTGATATGGTATTGTTAGACTACATTGATTGTGTGGTTCCGGATAAAAACTTGGGGGATGAATGGAAATCTGAAGGGTCTGTGATGAGAGGTTTTGAATCTATGTGTCACGAACTTGATTTGGTAGGATGGACAGCAACTCAGGGTAATAGAAGTTCAATATCGTCAGATGTTGTAACAACCGACCAAATGGGTGGTTCTATCAAGAAAGCTCAGGTTGGACACGTAATTATTTCCGTGGCTAAATCTCTACAACAAAAAGAAATGAAATTGGCGACGATAGCAATAACTAAATCCCGTATTGGTGATGATGGTGTTGTATTTGAGAATTGTAAATTTGATAATGGTATGTTGGAGATTGATACTGAAAGTTCGGTAACATTCTTAGGTTTAGAAGAACAAACCGAAGAAAGAAATAGACAGAGAATCAAGGACTTGTTAGACAAGAGAAAAGAAAAAAACCAACAACAAAATAATTAATATGAAAGAAAAAATATTAGAACCAAACAATGACAGATTCGTTATCTTCCCAATAGAACATAACGACATTTGGGAATATTACAAACAACACCAAGCAGCGTTTTGGACAGCTGAAGAAGTGGATTTATCTAACGATATTAGAGATTGGGAAAACCTATCTGATAACGAAAGATTTTTCCTTAAAAATGTATTAGCGTTTTTCGCAGCGTCTGATGGTATTGTAAATGAAAACTTGGCGGAGAATTTCTTAAAAGAAGTTCAGTATGCTGAAGCAAAATTCTTCTACGGATTCCAAATTATGATGGAGAACATTCACTCGTTAATGTACTCATTATTGATTGATACTTATGTATCTGATGAGACAGAGAAAGACGAATGTTTCCACGCAATTGATAGATTACCAGCGGTTCAAAAGAAAGCTAAATGGGCTCTTGATTGGATTGAGAACGCTTCTTTCCAAGAAAGATTAGTTGCGTTCGCGGCGGTTGAAGGAATTTTCTTCTCAGGGTCGTTCTGTTCTATTTTTTGGATGAAATCAAGAGGAATTATGCAGGGATTATGTAACGCTAATAGTCTTATTTTCAAAGATGAGAATTTACACTGTGATTTTGCAATTCATTTGATTAACAATCACGTTGAAAACAAACCAACGGAGAAAAGAATTAAAGAAATCTTATTATCAGCGTTAGAGATTGAAAAAGAGTTTATTACTGAATCATTACCTGTATCTTTAATTGGTATGAATTCAAACTTGATGAAACAATATCTTGAATTCGTAACTGACGGACTACTAGTTAAGTTTGGATGTAAGAAACATTTTAATGTTGAACAACCATTCAAATTTATGGAACAAATTGCTGTTGAAACAAAAGGTAACTTTTTTGAATCAAGAACTATGGAGTACCAAAAAGCTAAGTTAGGAGAGTCATTAACATTCACAGAGGATTTTTAATATGATGTCACTAAAAATAAGAAAAAGAGGGGGAGATGAGGTTTCCTTTAACCCCCAAAAAATATACAACAGAGTAAAGAGAGCAGCCAAAGGGTTGAACGTAAATGCTGATGAGGTATTCATTAAAGTAATCACTTCGGTTCCAACTGAAGGTGTTATTACCACTAAAGAGTTAGATAAATTGGTTTACGAGATTGCTGCGGCTTATACCGGTAGTCATCACGATTACTCAAGACTAGCGTCATCTGTGGCAATATCTGCGTATCACAAAGAGACTGATGAAAGTTTCTGTAATACTATGAAACGTTTACACGAGGATGGAGTTATTAACGATATCTTAATCGATACAATTAACGAATATGGTTGGGGTGATATTGATTCTGTAATAAATCACGAGAATGATTACAATTTTGATTATTTTGCGTGGAAATCATTACAGGAAATGTATTTGTTGAAAACACCTAAAGGTGTTGTAGTTGAAAGACCACAACATATGTATATGAGAGTTGCTTTATGGGTGACTAAATCATTTGAAGAGGCGGTTGAATACTATAATTCGTTATCGAATCAACTTATCTCTCCGGCAACACCAATTATGATTAATGCAGGTACCAAAACACCTCAACTAGCGTCTTGTGTATTGAAGTACAATAACGGAGATTCAAGACAAGGTTTGTTGGATACATTTAATGACATTTCAACCTATTCGTCAGATGCGGCTGGAATTGGTTTATGTATGTCTAACATTCGTAGTAAAGAGAGTCGTATTAACTCATCAGGAGGATTTGCGGGTGGTTTATTGAAATACCTAAAGATTGTTAATGAAGGGTTAAGATTCTTTAATCAACAAGGTAGAAGACCGGGAAGTGCAGCTATCTATATTGAACCTTGGCATAAAGACATTATTGATTTACTTGAAATCAAAAAGAATACGGGGGCAGAAGAATTGAGAGCTAAAGATTTATTTACCTCAATTTGGTTACCGGACAACTTTATGAACGCAGTTAAGAACAATGATGATTGGTATTTGTTCTGTCCTAACGACATTATCAAAGCGGGTATCAAACCATTACAAGAAGCTTACGGTGATGAGTATGAATCAAATTATAACAAAGCGGTTGAACTTGGTTTAGGTAAGAAAGTGAAAGCGCAAACAATTTGGAATAAGATTATTGAATCTCAGGTTGAAACCGGAGTACCTTACTTATGTTCTAAAGATAGTGCCAACAGAAAAACTAACCATCAAAACATCGGAGTGATTAAACAATCTAACCTATGTAATGAGATTTACCAATTCACCGATGAGAATACCACAGCAATCTGTACGTTATCATCTATGGTATTGAAGAACTTCATCATAAAAGGAGAGTTTGATTTCAAATTACTTTATAGTGAAGTTAGAAAGGTTGTTAGAGCACTTAACAAAGTTGTTGACATCAATAGTTATTCAACTGAACAAGGAAGAAAAGGTGGGTTGGAACAAAGAGCGATTGCCATTGGAACACAGGGTCTTGCTGATGTATTCTTCTTAATGGATTATATCTTCACAACTGAAGAAGCGAAGAAACTTAATAAAGAGATTTTTGAAACTATCTATTTCGCGGCAATCACCGAAAGTATGGAATTATGTAAAACAGGTGAATACAAACCATACAAATTCTTTAAAGGTTCACCAATGTCAAAAGGTATATTCCAATTTGATATGTGGGGGTTAGATTACGAAGGATTAGGGAGAATGTGGGATTGGGACTCACTTAAGTTAGAAGTATCCAATCACGGGGTTTGTAACTCGTTATTCACAGCTCAGATGCCAGTAGCATCTTCTGCTAAGATTACAGGTTCATTTGAAATGACAGAACCAGCTCACTCAGCATTATTTAATCGTCGTGTAGTTGGGGGAGAAATCTTAATAGTTAACAAATACTTAATTAACGATTTTGAAAAGTTAGGTGTTTGGTGTGAGGATTTGAAGAATGAAATCATTATGAATGAAGGGTCTGTTCAAAATATTAACTTTAATCACTATTTGGACCCGGAAGATAAGAATTACAATAAGAAGGTAAAACGAATTGAACATTTGATTCCAAAATATAGAACGATTTGGGAAATATCACAAAGAGAACTTATTGATATGGCGGCAGACAGAGCACCATTCATAGACCAATCACAATCGATGAATATCTATATGTCTGAACCAACATTATCAAAGATTTCATCATCTCACTTCCATTCTTGGGGTAAAGGATTGAAAACTCTTTGTTATTATGTTAGAACAAAAGCGATATCTACCGGAGCAAAACACTTGGCGGTTGACATTACAAAAATTCAACAACCAAAGACAGTTGAGAAACCAACAGTTGATTTGACTACAAAACCAACAGATACTGAATTTGAGTGTTTTGGATGTGGTTCTTAATTAAAATAAAATAATTATAACATTAATCACGACTTCGGTCGTGATTTTTTATTTTACTCTATTTATAAGAAATAATTATGACACTATATTTATAGATATGGCAGATGGAAAAACATATGGTATTAATTTCCCTTTTAGGGATTCTTATGATGGGAAGTATTTAGACCTTTCTACAGACAGTACTCAAGAAACAAGAACGGATTTAATACATTTATTATTAACTAGAAAAGGAAGTAGATATTTTTTACCCGATTTTGGAACAAGACTATATGAATTTATTTTTGAACCATTAGATGGTCCAACCTTTTCAGATATTGATGCGGAAATTAGAGATGCTGTTGAAGAATATATACCGGGAATAACAATAAAAAATATAAGTATCACCGCAGCGTCTGATGGTGAAGAAGATAAAGGTACTTATGTTGACCAATACGATACTCGTGTTTTTAGAGTACCGGGTATTGGAACTAAAGAACATACTGCGAAAGTTAAAATAGATTATCAAATAAATAATGACGTGTTTAACGCTAGTGATTTTGTAATCCTAAATATTTAAAGAATATGGCTAATAAAAAAATATCGTATACTACGAGAGACTTCCAATCAATTAGAACTGAATTAATAAACTTCACTAGAACTTATTACCCAGAGTTAGTTGATAACTTTAATGATGCGAGTGTATTCTCAGTATTATTAGATTTAAATGCTGCGGTTACGGATAACCTTCAATTTAATATTGATAGAAGTATTCAGGAAACTGTATTACAATATGCACAACAAAGGTCTTCAGTTTTTAATATTGCCAAGACTTATGGATTAAAAGTTCCGGGTCAAAGACCATCAGTTGCTTTGGTTGATTTTTCAATAACAGTACCCGCTTTTGGTGATA